CACTACTGCCCCAATTAACTATCTCATAGATGAACTTTTCTGCGGATACCGCTTGCAATTCTTCTGGAATTTGCTTAAAAAAATCCCCTATCTTGCTAATCTCTATTTCAATTTCTTCTTGAGTTAGCCTCTTTTCAAATTTTTGTTCATTATCCATAATTTTCCCCTTAAGTAATTATACCAATGTTTCTTCTGAACTTCTGTGGAAATCTTGTATGTACTGCATAGTTTCTTTTACAAGATTGAACCGCTCACCTCGATTTACAATAACTCTTTCCTCTATTGAATCTTCCAAAACGAAATCCACAACTAACACTTTTCGCTCTTGGCCTTTTCGATGGGCTCGCCCAATACATTGTTTCCGCATCTTTGGTGAAGATAAAGGTGAGAAGAATACGACCACATTTGCTACGAACGCATCAAAACCTTCACTAGCAACCGTAACCTGTGATAACAAAACCTTAACATCCTTATCCTCAGAAAATCTCCTAATTTCATTCTCCCTATCAGAAAGGTCTTGTCCTCCAAAGGCTGAACAAAAAGAAATCTTTTCCTTCTTTAAGGCTTTCCTTATGATATTTCGTTCCTCAACAAACCAGTAAAAAATGATTACTTTTGAATTTGAATCCTCAAGTAAATCTGTTAGGGCTTCAACTTTTGGATTCTTCTTCAAACTACAAACTTGTTTATCTTCTCCATAATAGAAAAATCCACTTGGGAGTTCACGCAGTACAAAAGCTTTCGCTTTTATTTTCTTATCAATTAAAATGTTCGTTTCTGGAAGCTTCAAAGGATTGTTCTTTATAATGTTCTTCTGAAACTCAAGAAACTGCTTTGATGGATGAATGTACCTAACAATTTCCTGAATTGGGGGTAACTCAAAACATTCCTCTCTGGAAAAACATAAAGTGGTGTCAGAAATTTTATCTAATATCTTCTCCTCACAATCGGGTTTAAGATTCCACTCGATCCATTTCCTCCCCCATTTACTCCCACATACCTCCTTATCAAAATGACGATAACGATATGCGAAAAAGTTTGTTCCAAGTGATTTTCCCAAATCTATAATTCTAAAAATATTGAATAATTCTAAAAAACTCTTATCAATAGGAGTACCAGTCAAACCAACTAAATGCTTCGCCTTTTTTGACAACTCAAGGCAAATCTTTGATTGGAGAGAATCATAATTCTTCACCTTGTGAACTTCATCTAAAATGATACAGTCAAAATTATGAACAAATGAGTTTGGTAATACTCCCCAACTTTTCTTTTCTTTACCAACTTTTCTTTCACATAACTTGGCATATATCGTCTTTAGACCTTCATAATGTATCAAATAAACATCTTTTTCTTCTTTGAGTTTTTGTTTCCTTTCTCTTGTACTTCCGGTAAGAAAAGTAAAAGAAAAATCTGTATAGTTTTCAAGGTCTCTTCTCCATGACCCAAAAGCAGAGGATGGACAGACTACTAATGTCTTTTTACAATTCCAAAGTTTAAGAGTAGCAATTGCCGCCAATGTTTTCCCAACACCAATAGCATGAAAGTATGCCACTCTAGCCCTACTAGCAGCAAAAAGTAAGGAAACTAATTGATGCCGCATCAGAGGAATTTTGACTCCTATATCAATATCCTTAAATGCAAAACTTAATTCAAGTTCAGTAAGTGATTTATAATCAAAATCATCCATCAAAAATTTCTTTCCAATACTCTCTATCATAATTGGTCTTTATATGACACGAAACACAAAGAGTTATGAAATCATTATCATCACTACAATTATTGGTTTCACCATCGTAATAAATATGATGGACGGATAGAGCCTGCCTTGACACTTCTTCAATTTTACCGCACAGTTGACATGTATGATTATCCCTACTTCTAATCCTCTCTCTAAAAGATTCAGTAAAATTGGGGTGGTACCGACTTATAGCGGAGCCATCTTTATAATTAGGATGATTCTCACCTTTCAGTATAGCTGAATGAAACCTATCTAAAAACTCCGGATTTTGATAAAGTTTCTGTATTGTTTGTGATCTTTTAGCATTAGATTCGAGTGTTTGTGGCGGCAAACACATACCTGTAGTACTTCCTTTCCTTCCATTAACATATTGTTTTCTTATAGTTTTAGTAGACTTTTCAATAGTCTTAGCCACCCTCTCATCATTCTCCTTTGTTAAATTTTTATTCCAAGGAGCTCTTCCTTTACTAGCACAACTTACAGAACAGTGCTTTCGACCACTACCCATCCTACACTCAAAAGTATTACTACAATCAAATCTATCACAAATTCTTATTTCTCTCAGAGTAGACGATTTATTTCCTCCTTGATGACCACTGATGTATTCTGGGATCCCGTACCATTCATGGTGTCTTTGAACTTTTATTCTACCATCACATCCACACTTACAGACCCTGTCTGGATAGTATTCTAAATCTTTGTATTGATTCCATTCTTCCTTTGTCATCTTAACCCTCCTTTAGTAATTACTAGTTATACAAAGATGAAAAGGCTTTTTACACTCATTTCTCTTACTCCACAAATAGGTATCAACTTCTTCACAAGTGCAATTAGCAATATCCGCTATTCGTCTACAAGCCACTATAGTGGCCGCCCGAATTTCGCATGCTGCTACGCAACCTTCAGCCATCAATAGATTATTATCAACCGTGAAAGCCAATGGATTACGATACTCTATGCAACCTAACTCTCTCAACACTCTTGGTACTTGATAATCGGCTGGAACGAGAATTTTAGATATCTCTTTTTCAAATATTCCGCACCTTCTATACATTTGCATAATAAACAAAAAGGCCCGTTTCAAAAATAAATCTTTTGAATATCCTGGAAAAGAAGTAATAATATATTCAAGCCATTCATCCACACTATAATCTTTTCTTTGTACTGATGTATCAATCACGGACAAAAGATCAGATCTGTTTAGTATTTCTTTAAGGTGTGTTACTCTATAGTCTATCAAAGGGAAGCGCTCCATGCTCAGTTTACTAATAAAAGTCTCAATAATTATTTCCAACTCATGATCCGGATGAAACATTTCCGTTTTCTTCATCTCCTCCAGTACAACAAAGCTCTCATCTAAAAGACTGCTCATCTTTGTTGAGTTAGCCCCAAGAGGACGAATATCGTACCTCCCATACCAATAACAGTAGTTTACCGAGTTAGCAATAAGCTCATAAAGAAACAATTTTTTGACCGCATCTGGATCATCTGGAGCAATACAACTTGGATAGGGCAGCAGAATACCAGAATTTTTGTTGTGCCATCTTGCAACACTTCCTGCGGTAAAGTCTATCATACCGTCATTAATGGTCACCAACTTTGCACTACCTACAAACTCATTAGCCAGCGACCAAACACTTTCAGCTATATTATTCATTTTTCATTCTCTCCACTTTCTTTAAGACGTTCCCTAAGAAATTTATTTTCTCGACGAGTACATTCTAAATCGTAGACTAGATACTTAACATATATTCGTAAATTACTTAGTGCATCCTCAAGACCATCAATGCTCGCATTAAATTTTTTCTGATTGTCATGCACTTGTTTAGCTAATTTAGCTAATTTTTTATATTGAGGATCAGTTGAATTTCCAAATTCTCCAATCAGTTTATTTATTTCCTCAATAAATTTAGAATTGACTTCATTTTCCATAGTTAATCCTCACTATCAAATTCTCCATATCTTTTCATTGCATCTTCCACATCTTCTACAATTTCAGAAAATTTTGCATCCCTTTCCTCGGGACCTCCAGCAAAACTAATTTCATGTAAAACTGCTGCTATCAACTCATATACTGCGAATTCTGTTTTTCCTCTAACATAAACATATGAAAAAGGATTATCCCATTTTTTTAATGGAATACCAATTTTCTTCATCATTCGAATAGCAAACCTTACAATCTTTGGAGGAACTTTCGCTTCGATTATCTCAAAACTCTCATTCAAACGAAGTGGAAGATGTTTTAATTCATTCACCGGTGTGAAATCAAGTGCATATCCCATATCCGTCTTTTCATTCACTCCTCTAAAATCTATGAACAAATCAATTTCCCCCCATTCCCAACGCTCCCCATATCTTTGAATTTCCAGATAATCTATTTCATCATCTTCTTTTGGACCAGGTTTCTTTATCTCATCAATGTATAATTGAAGTGGATAGTGGCCAAGCTGTGAAGAAAATATTACATCAAATATATCAAGTTCTCTCTCAATATATCCAAACAAATCTGCAAGTGTAAAATCATCGCTCAACTTAACTACTTCATTCAAATACGGAGAGAGTTTCTCAACTTCTTTCTTTACGTATTTGTAATAGTTCGGGTTGTACTGATTTGTATGTATGATTTTGTCTTTTGTCAGTTCAATCATCTGTCTCTCCTGTTCTTCTTTTTGTTTGTGGAATTAGTCTTGTAGCTCTATCCCGTCTCTCTTTATGGGCTATTTCCCACATCTTTTCACTAAAGTCTACCCTATACGAGGCTTTTCTAATGTTTTTCTTTCTATTAAAAACGTATCTACCCGGTAACCTCTTAAAAATGATTAATCCTTCTCCTTCCATGTCCTTGGCAAGATCCATATCTTCTGAATTCATATGGGCAGTTACAACCATTCCACCATAATCAACTAGTTGAGTCTCTAAAAAAAGAGCAAGACTAAAGAAGTCCTTACTTCTCTCAACTCCGTGAACATCTTTTCTTTTTTGTACTTTTTTCTGTGTTTTTGTTTTCATTACTATTCCCTTACACTTTCTCTTATCATACTTCTCAACCTTTTGACATACACATTTACCATCTTAGAAATCTTTGTATGTAATGCATGATTCTTGTACTCCTTTTCAAAAGTTTCAATCTGATCCAGTGCAGCCACAAACTGCTCCCTTCTTCCAGTTTCCTCAAACACAGTTAAAGCGGCTACAACAAGTAATATTACGCTATGACCCTCTCTTCGACATCTACTCAATTCATCTTCTCTCATCCTATTCCCTCCTCAACAAAGCAATCACCAGCTCCTCCAGTCCAACTATCTAAGAATACTTGAGCTTGTTCTTCTGATTCAAATTGTATAGGGTTTTCACTCGGGGCTACAGTTCCATCCTTTATGTGACATTCAAAGAAAGCTAATCCCATGCATTCTCCTACAAATCGACCTAAAGAACTTGAACGGATATAGTACATTACTCTTGCTATCATTAGTTATTGAGTTCAATTATTAGATAATTTTGACCAGTTATATGAGGATCAAGTAAGTCCTCCTTACACTTAGCATGAGTAATTCCTCGTATCTTTAACACTGCCCCACATTCCGCTCGAACTAAATCTCCAAGTATTGGTCGACATGTAAAAATTGTAGGCCAACTCTTTCCTCGATAGTCATCTAAATTTGTTCTACAACGTACTCTAATCATTTTCTTCCTCCATTCTTGCACAATCATGTAAGAAAATTAACAAACTTAAAGGCATTGTACAACATTGGAAATAAGTGTACCCATACCTATCCATTACTCTTTTTGGAGCTTCAGGTATTTCTGATACCAAAATTGGTTGTGCATCAATTTCCATCTTCTCGCCCTCTCCAGTATAATCTAAAATCTAAATTTGGATACCATTTCTCAAAAAACTTACGCCAACGACTCTTTGACGCTTTCTTTCTTGGTGGCTGAGCCTCAAAAGGCATACTTAAAACTTTCGTACCACATTTACAAACTGGTGACAAACTCCCATTACTAAAACAATTAGGACAAAATCTTCTCTGCCTATATCTTTTTGATCCTTCTGATCCTTCAAGTGTCAATTCAGTTCTATCTAAAAGAGTACTACCAATCCCATACTCTCCTTTGACTCTTTCAATCCATTTTCTCGATTTTAACTTAAACATAATTAGGAGCTTTTTCTTCATGCCCTTACAAACAACTCCTTCGTATGTCATGCCTTCAATCGTACCTGCTCTTACCTTCTCAACAAAAGAACTGGTTACTCTACCCTGGTAAACCACATTAGGTATATCAAGATGTCCAAACAAATCTATAAAAACTTTAGGCGGCAAAATTCCTTTTTTGAAAGGATTAACATCTATTAAAGTTACTGTGTGATCTTCATCCTCTTCATGCTGACCTGCAAATGAATTCTCACCCCAAAATTCAAAAAAGCAAAGGACTCTACCATATTTGTTATCGTAAAAGACCTTAGATAAATCCTTTTCATACTTCTCTCTTATCAAACCAATTGCTTTTCCAAGAAATTCATTCGTATCAAGTAATCTCCTTCTCGTGCCAAATTTCCAAAAACCTTTTTTAGCCATCCACTCAGCACGAATGCATGACCCATCTATCTTATCAAAAGCATAGATAGAAATATTGCTATCAATTTTATAAAATATTATAGGGTAACTTTTCATGGACCTACTCAATAACCAACTCGGTTTAGAGCACTATGACCAGGAAGACACGTAATATTTGGATAAAGAATATGCTGAACTTCCTCAAGAGAGCTGGCTACCTCTTCAGGATCATCAAGAGATGCTCCCTCAAGAATGTTAACAGCTTCTTCATAAGTATCGGCAGCTATTTCAACTTCCCCTCGTATTTCAACTACAACTGGAATAAAAAATTTAGTCTTCATATTTATTCCCTCTCATTTCCATTATCATCAAACCGAATTGGCCAGCAATCCAAAACTAACTGTCCAACCTTCAAATTTCTGCTTACCACACATCCAAATTTCTGAGGTCCGCTTCGATTCACAAGAACATACGCTTGCATCAAACCTCTTCTGGCTTGGACTCTACTCATCCCAAAGAATAGCCCCAAATCAATATTCCCTAACTTTCGAGCATCCTCAGCAGGTGCGCCAGCTTCACTTATAGTACTACTCTCTAAAAATTTTGTCTTTACCTGACTTGCAGTAACAACAGCGATGTTCCGTTCATCTGCTATTCTCTTAAGGTTTATGTAGGTTTCATTTATCTGATCCCTACCTTGGGCAGCCACGGGCATCTTCATTTTTTCAACATAATCATTCATAAGTATATCTGGCACAAAATGTTTAAACATCTCAAGGTAATCTAAGTATCTTTCAATTTCTCCAATAGAACAAGTACCCATAGGATACTTTTTAATAATTCCTCTCCCACCAAATCTTCGAATTCTATCACGAACCGCCTTTACAACTTCCTCATTAAAAACGGTATTTCTAATCTCTGTAAAAGTGCCCGTTTTGTTTCCTTGATCATCATATTCAAAAAACTCTACATCCTCTTCAGTTTCCTCACTTACTAAACTTCCTAACATCATATCATGTCTCATCTCAACTTCTTCAGCAGACGCCTCATGGGAAATCTCAAGTACTTTTTTTCCAGCCATAAGAGCTTCATTTGCAATTTGAATACACCCCCAAGTTTTCCCGACCTTATAACCCGCAAAGATACAAGTTAACTGAGTTCTCCGTAGTCCTTTAATTCCCCTATCTATAATTCTAATTCCTGTTGGACAAACTACTTCCATAAATCCTGTATTACTATAGTAGGTAGGAGGCCAATTATCTGGATATTCTATTCCTTCCTCTTCTCTTGGAACCCCAGCCCTAAATGCTTTTTGAAGTAATTCCCTGGCTCTGTCATACTGCCCCGTTTCCACAAGTGGGGCTGCTTCGATTAAGGATTCCTCCAACTCTCTAGCTCGAACAAACTTACTGAAACTAGAAATAACATACTCCTTATTTGGAGCATCCATCTTTTGTATTCGCTCTAAATATTTGTAGTATTTATTTTTTGTATCCTCATCCCCTTTATGTAACTTCCGAACCAATTCATCATAAAGATGATTTTCAGGGGCTTCGTTAAACTGATCATGGTAAGAATAGCAAAGTTTTATAATATCTTCCGTTACCTGCGAACTAAAGTAGTTTGGCTTGATTGCAGTCCTAGCCATCTTAAGAAAGTTAGTATTAGTAATAGCTAAGAAAACAAAGCAATCTTGCAAGTGCTGGCTCACCACCTTGTGACTACTCATTGATATTCTCCTTCCTATTACTTAAGTAATTCTCTAGCTCTGTTAAGTATATCCAATTCCAAAAGATCCCTACGTTCACAACCTTCTGGAAACTTGCCCTCTTGAACATAAATTAAATCAGCGAATGTGATATTTTTAAGGCCCATTATTTCCAGTATCTTCTCAGCACCTCTTATCCACTTCGCAACGCTACACTTTTCATCAACATGTTTTTCAAGTCTCTTATCAAGCTGTTTTTCATCTTTTGATGCGAACTTCTTACCACATAGCTCACATTTAGTTTCGTAAACAACTTTTATTTCGATACCTAGTTTATCCAAAGTAGGCTTAAGTTTTTCAGCTTGCTCAGGACTTAACTTTGTATGCTGTTTATTCTTATCCTTTTTATTCACACATCAACCTTTTCAAAAACTTAGCAAGCTTTTTCACGTTTTGTTTAGTCGCGACCTTATCGTCTTGCACTTTCAATCTCAACGTCTTGACTCTATTTTTCTTTTTCATTTTGAATTTCATCCTGTATCACTTTGTTTCTCTTTAGCAGTTTCCTTACGTCCATCACTCGGATAGTCATTGCAGTAAAAGCCGGAGCCTTTAAATATTATTCCTGAACCTGATCCAATTAATCGAACCAATTTTCGTTTCCCACATTTTGGACACTTTCGAATAGGTCTCTTAGTTATACTTTGAAATAACTCAAAAGTATGACCACAACCATCGCACTTGTAATCATAAGTTGGCATAAATAATTTCTCTTACTTCTCAGTCTGATTTACAGATTCAACTGTATCATTCACCTGTTTCTCATACAACACTCCTAGAAGATCAATAATGATGCTATGAAGTTGTTTTTCCTCAGAATCAGAAGATTGCTCAAGTTTCTCCTTCTCTCGAACGATATCAGCCGCAATCTTCCTAAGTTCTGATGGAAATTGTATACTGGTAGCCATATCATTTCCCCATAGAAGACTAAAGATAGTTGGCCAATCTATTCCATGCATCAAAAGACTGTTTATGATGAATGAATCACTATCAGCCATAAGTTTAGTCTCAAACTCTGTAAAATATTGCTGTCTTCCATGGTCAGCCATATTCTCACCTACTTCCTTTTTCATGTTATTAAATCTTACTTGATTTCTAATAAGATGACGTTTAACTTCATCCCATTCATTATTTAATGGTTTTTCTTTATTCATAATTTCCCTCACCTTTTCTAAATGCTGATGGGCAGGTCTCTCACTACCTGAGCTACTAAGAGCCATCTGGGAGGAGAGCAAAAGCTCTTTAGCATTCTCAGCAAGAGAAGCATTGCATCCCTAACATCTCCCCCATAATAATTTGACTCTATGAAATTCAACTTACTTTTTAATCTCTCGAATACTAACAGAGGGCTTTCCAACCTTCTTGAGTTCATTAATTTCAGGATGAGCGAGGGCATAGCCACTAAGTGATTTTGCGTCCCAAGTTATTCTTCCCTTGGAGAAAACAGCCTGCAGCTTTTCGCCCTTAATTGATCCCCCACTCTCAAGAACCGCTTTGTTAATCACTTCAATAAGCTCACACCTCTTCTTTGTCATCACTTCAAGATTGAGCTGTATTTCAACATATCTTTCCTTCAAATCCAGGCAATTAAGGAATGCTTGCTCTATGACTTCACCAAGCTCCTTCTGATAAGATTCACATATTTCTATAAGTTTTGATAGATTGCCCAAATTTTTGATTACTTCACTGCTATCAATGTTTGTTGACAACTTTGGTTTATCCTTCACTTTGTTATTCATCTTCTACCTCCTCAAGTATTACATTGTTCACCATAAAGAATATTGAAGCACTCTTCATATTGGCTGTTGGTAAGTAAATGTCCGTAAGTTCTGAACATCTGTTTGCAAGTAGAAACAAAGTATCTATACCATCTCTCTTGCAAAGCAAGATCAACAGTGATGTATATTCTTTGCTGTCGCTTTAGTGCTCGAATATAATTTACTATCTGCACTCTAATATCTCTTTCGATGGCATTCATCTTCATCCTCCTTACTTCGAGTTATTGGTATCCTCGCTTCTACTACCAAATCTTCTACTTCCCCATCATCAAAACTCTCTTGGTCAGCATGTTCCACAGTATCAACTAAGTCATACAATCTTGTTATAAATTCATCCTTAGTAATCATCTTCCTCCTCTTCCTCAATCTTCTCTTCCGGAAAACATTCACAGCATACTCCTGATACTGATACTCTCCCCATAACAGCAGGATTAGAAGTCTCAGCATCGGCATAGGCATATATCGTCTCATCCTTTTCCATAACAGCTTTCACTGCATGCTTGAAGCACAAACAAGTGCCATCCGACTTTTCATAATATACTTGATTATCCATTTTGATCCTCCTTCTTAGCAGTATAGCCGCTGTATCCGTAATGTCTGTCAAATGACTCATCCAATGTTCTCGAATCCACGGCTTTGATTTTTGGTTTCTTGGCAGTTTTCTTTGGCCTAACCTCACTTGACTTTTCGATTGATGCTCCTTCTCGTTCGGCTTCCTCATCAAATCTATCTAATTGAGGTATTAACTTTTTTTGTTTTGCCATTGCTTTGTTCCTCCCTAAAATAACTTCTTCTTATATTTAAAATATAATATATTTTGAGGGAAATACAAATGAAAAATCAAGATTTTTTAGAATTTTTGACTCTTTCGTCCATCTCCAGTAATTATTGCAGCAATCCCGCAATCTCAGTATTACTTCTTAATCTTTCAGCACTACCAGCTGGACAATCACAATTCTCATAATCGCCTCCACAACCCAGACAAATTTTGATCTTGAATTCTCCTGGTATTTTGTTGAATACTTCCCACCTCTCTTCTTTTGAAGCTTTTGCTTTTTCTAGTCTTCTTAACTCCTGGATTAGATGTATAACTTCTACACTGCTCAATTCTTTTTTACCCATTGATTCTGTCTCCTAATGTGGCCGAAATGCATGTCGCCAATAAGCCATGTGTGTCTTTGTTTGTTACTAAACACTAGTGATACAATCCAACTCTGGATTATCTCCCTCTCCAATTTCTATATGCTTAAGTGTATCTCCAAAAGTTGGAAGTTTTTCTACTTCCAACTCGGAATTGGGTAATGGATTCTCACTAATCTCTCCAATCGTAGATTCTGGTATGCCCACATTCTGGTAGTATTGAGGCAGTTTATAATCCCACATTAGATTACCTGATAAGTCCCAGGGCATTACTTCATCACCCTTGGAAGACCAGGTGTCCTGAGCTATCTGGAAAAACTCCTCAACAAAATTCTTCTTTTGACCAATGGAGTTAAGTTTATATTTTTTCTTTGCCTTAGTACTTATCAAACGAAAATGTTTCTGGGCGGTAAAGTTAGGGAAATCCCCACCAGGATTGTACCTACATTTGAATTTTCCCATAATCAATTGGGTTAGTTCTGGATCAGGATCTGGAGGTAGCTCTTCTTGTTTCTGGGAAGAAGATTTGTTTGAATAGTTTTGGAATCCCCCATTTTTTGTTTTCAACCAGTTCTGTGGAACATAATTTTCCGATAAAAACTTTTGAATCCATTTTTTAGGAGCATCTTTATACTTTCCATCCTTCACTGTAAGGAAAACCGACAGTGGCCATATATGAGTCCAATAGTACTTATCATCTTGTAAAACTTTCGCATAATTGTTAATGGCCTGACAGATATCCTCTATAGAGTAAGACTTAAGATTTTCTGTAATGGCTAATACCATATCAGAAGTTAGTTTATTATGAGATTGCCACTTTCCAGGATTCTTATAAGAATTCCAGAACTCAAAAATATCTTCTACCTGATGACGTTTATTTTTAGAAAGGGAATCGAGAACTGCAGTTATATTACTATTTTTATTATTATCTTTATTATTATCTTTATTATTATAGTTAAAGTTTCCTTTAAGAGGTCTTAAAGATTCCTTTATTGCCTCTTCAGAATCCCTTTGTGAGGTCTTAAAGTTTTCTTTAATATAGATATGTCGAGATTTTCCTTTTTCTACCTCTATCTTTATATAACCTTGTTCTACTAAAGCTGATATCCAAGTTGAAATTGAAGTTTCAGTAACTTTATATAGTTTAGCAAAGTACTTATTGTTTGCCCAACAAAAGCCTTCCTGATGACAAAGAGATGCTATATCCCCATAAAGTAATCTTGCGTATGGGGGAAGTGCTTTGTTATATCTCACCCGGGCAGGAATCACAGAATAATATCTAGGTCGGTTGTCATTTTGATCCATAAAGTGAGTTCCTTATACCTATTTTTAATTTTTCTATGTTGACATTTTTGAAAGATAAGATTTTAGTTTACTCTCAAAATCAAAAATTTTACAATATGCTCTTGATTTTAACATGAAAATTTTCAATTCTAAATGCGGAAGAATTTTTCTAAACGGACATCTCTTTATACCGTGTCGTTCTCTCAACGCATTTACTGACGTATATACATTGTTTGGATGTAATACTTTGTTGTATTTTGGAGTATTCTTAAGGATCAACTCGGCTTCGATATCCGCTGCATTTTTCTTATAAACTTCGAAGCAGGAGAAACTATCAAATTCTTTTTCTCCTTCAATGGCATGGCTAAGGATTCTCCGAATTCCGACATTAGATTGACTAATATACACTATGTTACCATCTAGAAAAAGTGCATATATACACATTCTAGGAATTTTTGGGGGGCTGAAAGGATAAATCTCCTTAAAAATTTCTTTAGTTTCCATCTTCTATTCTCCCACTTCCAATCTTTCCAACTGCCACCCACCGATCATCCTTCCACCGCCAAATCACTCTATCCACATCATCAACATTGAAACGGATGATAACAGAGTTGTTATCTTGTCCTACAGTTTCCAATACAGTTTCTTCAAAACAAACAGGTCCACACCAAATACCATATCCACCCCTGCCATCATCCTGACCAATTCCGTACAATACTTTCCTCGGTAGCTTAGGTTCATCTTTTCTCAAACAGGTAGGAATATATTCTTCCATATCATTCCTCCCTTACAAATAATTCAGCAATTAGTGCTGCAACTATCCAATGAATGGGTTGTGCCCAGGAAGCCATATAACTATAACAATACTTTTCTCTACAATCCAATGATAGATGTTCTCTCTCAAAAACGTTACTATCTTGTCTCTTCTTCTCGTGTACCCACACTTCCCAACAAGCCTTATCCCAGGCCATCATTCCAATTACATAATGAAGTTCATCTCTCAACCGAAAGGCAAGATCGGCAAGAATAACTCTTCGTTCTGATAAAGCACTACTATGTAATATATCACAAACACCATACCAATATGGCCATTTATCAGTATTAAAATACAATTCTGTAAAATGATTCCTCAAGAATATATTCTGCTCATCTTCAGTCAAATCTAATACGGATAGTAAAGCATCTATTCTCAGATCTACCATCAATTCACCTCCTTACTTATCTCGTCTCTAACTCTCATCAATATAAACCCCAACATGTTTTTCCCTTTTTGGTTCAAGCACTTCCGGCAGAAGCAATCTCCCCAAAAGTTATCATGCCAGTAATTTCCCTCTACAAGTTCTGCTGAATCTGTATCTAATAACATATTCTTCAATGTAGGATTGTAATCAAACTTAAGCCAAACAAGTTCGGTCATTATTGAAACTTTTACTTGTTCCCAATCTTCTCGTATTTTAATATTTCCGCCGTACCATTTTGCCTTGGCTGGAGTTTTAGCAGTTCTAATTATCCAAGGGTCATTAACTAATTTTGCTTTGGCTGCTTGAAAAGCATGCTCAACGGTATTCCAACAAAATCCCTTCCAAACAAAAGGAGAAGTATGGAAGTTACTTAAAAATCCAAACTCATCTTTGAATTGAGATATTACCTCTTTTTCTTCACCCATCACAATTTTATTTCCTTTTTACAATAATTTTACTCATCAAGCAAGTACTGTTCTGTTGACAATAACGACTATCAAATTCATAATCATCTTGGTATTTTAAGTTCACAACATCATAAGGACATTGAATTATTTTCCCACCAATGAAGTAATTAGCAAATTTACATTTATTGTGCGGAAGCGACAATGTGCTTTCAAAGACACCACGCTTGCTAATGTGAATCTCCATGTCCCCGTCATACATCTCTAAAAATTCATGCACCAACTTTTTGTATTCAAGCACTGATAAAATTGATTCATCATCAGAATTGAAAAATTCTTGCTCTTCATTTTCCAGTTCTTGCTTGTTAAATATAAAGAAAACTTTACAACCATAAGCTTCCAACAATTTTGCAGATGCAACTAATTCATCAGCTGAAGTTTTAGTAGTTGTCATAAAATTAGCGTCTATATATTGTATCCAACCTTTTCCGAGCAATTTTGTACAACTTTTTTGTGTTCTCATGAAACTATCCAACGAAACACGGAGCTTTGCATCATGGAAATATTTTATGTCATACTTCTCAAGCCGTATTCCATTAGTATAGATAGTTGTTTTCAATTCATGTCGCCTATTGAAAAGACACATAGAATCTAATTTAGAATGAAGTAATGGCTCTCCGCCAAGGATATTTATTTGTTTTACTTCTCTTGCTATCCCATTTCTTATTGCAATACGATATTCACTTATAGACAGATCTTCATCATTCTCTGCCATTATATTTCGAGCAAAACAACCATCACATTTCAAATTACATTTATTAGTAATAAATATTTGCAACGTATTGCGTTTTGATAATGGTAATTCTTCATACCTATCCCATGGAAATCTCATCTTTTTATACCTCCACAAATAAAATTAACCCATCCTTATCATTGTAATTATACAATCCTACCTATTCTACTTTGGATATTTAAACCTATTGAATACATCATTATTTAATCCGCAGGATGTCATGGATGTGTAACCCCGACTTTTCATACGTCTCATCTTCCAAATCCTTCAAGAACCTCCACCCATCTGTCCAATACCCTGCCGTTGGCTTCAGTCCGGGCTGTAGTTTTATGAAATACTCATTCATGTGCTGCATCACTTTCTCTCGAATGTACTTTCCCACCATTGAGGCTAAGGCTACTGGAAAATGTAAGTTATCTGCTCCAACTTCAAATTGGATATCCAACTCCTGCTTACTCGATATTAACTTATATTTAGAAAGCCAATTTGATTCATCACTTCCATTTATCTTGAAACCTGGAAGAATCCCCAGCATATCTCCATAATACTTTCTACCGCCAAGTCTATCACAATATATCACAATTTTCTTTGCATTACAAAATATGGCAAGAGCAATGATTTGTCGGATTAGCTTAAGAACTGAAGAAGTTACTGCAGTGGCCTTGTTTCCAGTATCACCAACTATTCTATTGAATTCTGCAACATCTATACAACAACAACGAAAATCTACAAATTCAATGCCTTCTCGTTTCATATTCTCCATTAAGGTATTTGAAGTAGACTGACCTATTTCTGGTATGCAATCATCGTATAGTTGTGAATACCAGGGATACTTCTTAGCTTGTGTTATAATATCATTGGATATCAAAGGTAGTATACTAGAGAAAGGTACACTTTCTAGATGGAGTTGATTAAGAAAAGCTCTCACAGTTTGTTCAAGGTGCCCGAGACCAGATTGTCGACTATAGGCCTTTTTACTGTCGCAAACTAGTATTCGATTCCTAAGACCTTTTCTGCTCTTTCCAATACTTTCCTGAAGTCGGACCCACATATCATCTTTTGGATTTTCTCTAACTAAGAAAATTGAAGAAGCCACCACAAGTGGCCCCAGGATCGGGCCGAAGCCACATTCGTCGGTCCCCGCTACTAAAGTTAACATACAGTACCTCTTTTTTTATAGGATCTATTATTAATATCACTCATTATAATTATACACTGTTAACTCTTTACCCCCAGAACTTTTTCAAAACTTTTTTATTTTTTACTTGTTTTTCTCCAAGAATATATTATAATTTAAATATAAGGAACAATTAAAAAAGGAGATGCAATGGAAACACAGAAAAATACAAGAAATAGATTGGTAGAAGCAGTGCCAGCAGTTCAGAAAAGGCTTGATGCTCTTAGTTCAGAAAAGCTTAACCATGCAGATGAAGCTGCTACTGTAGATGATGAGATGATCATCATGTTTCAGAATAAGCAAGCACAGGCACATGCAGGGGGTCTACTAAGTTTTGATGAAGCCAGTTATTTGTACAATCTATTTGGTCGAGAACTCCCAACAGCGGAAAGATTTAACAAACAATCATTAGCCGATAGAATAGTAGGAATGAAAGCAATTGCCGAACTGATGCAGTAAACTAAATGAAAGGTTGAATCATGAAAAAGTCAAACCAAAACAACTCAAATCAGGGTACGTTATATTGTAGGCCGGAATTACGAGGACAACCGCTCATAGGCAAAACTAGTGGAAAGTACTGTCCGACTTGTAACTTCAAATTACGTGGGCCTAACCACGATGAAGGGAAACATCACAAGGAAAAAGAAAATAGAAATTTATGATTTTCCATTTGTATTTCTCCAAAAGTATATTATACTTTAAATATAAGAGGTAATAAAATATTGGGGAAACTCAAAATGAAAAGTATCATGACAAAATTCTATTCGTTATCGTTTAGACGTGAGATTTGGATTCTTTCTATTGCGGCTTACATTTCATTATGTTGAGGAGAATAAATTGCTGGAGAATTTACTATGTTAAAATTTATTGCTGGAATAATTACAGGCACTGCTATTACAATAGTAGGTTGGCAATCAGCTGCAATGGCAGTTGTTAAACTGGTTAAACAAATTATTGCATGTTGCTGTTGAGGAGATACAAATGATTAACTTTATGTATATGCTTAGAGATGTTATCTGCCAATCATTTACCCGAGCAGTAGGTAGATGGCAAGGTGACATTGGATCTGATGGGAAGCCATCTGAAAGAAAAGCATTATTAGTGCTTTTCAGGATAGAAAGAGTGTCAATGCAAATGCTAATACATGCTCCATACAACTATGTTGGAGTATATATCCAAAAAAGAAGTGGAAAATGGGAATGTATAGCCTATCATGATAGTTGTTGGAGCAGTGATGGAGTAGAGCATTTTCTATATCAAAACCATGAGAACATTCACTTTCGTTTCTTACCAAAGATGAGAGAAGAGGATATTCTTGAAACCATAACAGATAATATACACGTAGTTAAACTTTCTATTCCTCAACTTAATGATCTTACTCGAGCTCGAAAGAAAAAATATAGTTAGGAGAAGAAAAATGATTGAGTGTGTATTTTGTTGGCGGGTAACCGGCCACTATGAGATACTAGACTTCGACCCAACAGGTCTTTCCAATTCTGAGATATTGGAAAAAGCTGCTAAACTACTTAGTAAGAAATTCAACTTTAATGATGTAGAATTAGTTTTCGCTCTAGAAGATGTTTATCTCCTAACTCCTGTAAAACGTGTTATTGGAGAACGAGGTAAATCACCACTTAACGAACGTTTTCTACAAGTAAATTACGCAGAGCTTAAAAAGAAAGTAGTTGTTAATGCAATAAACCTACGAAAGATGTATGGAGGACAATAAAATGGCCGCAAAGAAAAAGAAATCAAGCCATGAAAGAAAGATGGAAAGACGAAAACTAATCAAAAATTTAACCAAAGATTCTCGTACGGGTTACACCAGAGCATACAAGAAGCACGGTTAGGGGATATAAATGATACGGCTTGCAAATATGATGAACGGACTTGCGTACCTACCCTATGATGATATCTGTTACTTCCAGAGTTGCTACGGACATCATGCTTCTTATGGCTACTTCAGAATAGATGCTATGCCAATCAAAGTGGTTATCCATCTTCTTCAATGTGGAGAGATTACAATAGTTGATGCTACAAGAAAATACAAACCACTATCCGATGCTATGAAATTTGGTGTTCCTACTTGGTGTATTGTTTTCAATAGAGCACTAAATTTCAAAGGTTCTCGCCACATAAAAGTTTGTGATTGGCAAACACCCGAGATGAAGCGAATAGCATTAAGCCAACAGCATAAACCATTGGTCCAAACTATTCGTAAATTAATAAGGATATATGGATATGAGAATCCTGCAATTATTGGAAAGAATATTCATTTAGAGTGCCATCAGGGAGCTATCTTTGATGACAAACCAAAAAGATTGAAAGAATTAGTTTGTAGAGGATAAATTATGAACCAAGAACAGTTAGACATGATTTCAAAATTTCAATGTCCAGGATGTTCATGTGGAACTCACCCTGCGGATGAATGCTCCTCATTCAAACCTATAGAAGAAAATATGTTTGATGATGTTAAACATCCGTACTTTCACTGCGAAGCTCATGTTCCTGGAACTACTATAATCCCTGGTGGACGAGTCTATTTAGGGCTGCCTAGAGGATTTGACAAGGTTGGGTTGAAGGTCAGGTTCAATTACCAGAAGGTGCATTGGATGTCGGTAAATTTGTTGATGAAATAGACTAAAAATGAAAGGATCGAAAAATGACGAGAGAAAGATTTATAAAAATAATGAAATTTAATCATAATTGTACCGATTGTATTAGAAAATGTAAGGATCATTCTATGATGGGAGCGGGGATGTGGTGTCCTGACTTTCTCTCAAAAACAGCATGGAATTTTCTACTTGGCTTAGTCATATTCATTGGAGCAGTTTTAGTCTGCTACCTTACTTGTTTAATCTATGGATAAATGAAGGAGATAAAACATGACACAAGTAACAGCCATTAAATGTCCAAAGTGCGGAGATGTAATATTTAGTAGAGCACGCCATGATTGCCATTCTTGCTCCTGTGGAACAATTAGCATAGATGGAGGTTTTGATTATACCCGAGTACTTTTTTCTCCTGGTATAGAACCCCCTAAACCTTTTAACCTGGAAGTTGAACAAACGCGTGAGGAGATATATCTAGATTGGAATCTCAGCATAGATAAATTCGGAGTTATTCAGGAAGTTAATCATGAATGAAACAATAGATTCCTATACCAACTTGATTAAAAATCATGCACGCGTTGCCCTAAAAAAGATGAAAAAGCCCCTTAATTGTGATATTGAAGACTTAACCCAAGAAGGGACAATAGTCTTTCTCAATGTGAAAGAGGTATATGAGGAGGATAGAGGATGTTCTTTTAAGTCATTTCTAACTAGGTGCCTTAGACAACATTTTGGGGATTTAGTTTCACGGTCTTATAGAAGTAAGGAAACAACTGGAGTAGAACTTGGGAATAAACTTCTAATTGAAACCTCTAAAATTTCACACAATGCATTTGATATAGTATCCACAAGGTTTATCATCGATGACTTCTCCTTTGATGAATTGGAGTATGTTAAAATGATATTCTCATTCATAAACATATCAACAAAGTATAGAAGAAAACTTGTAAGAAAAACACTTAAGATATCATATGATAGAGAAATGGAGTTGAGGAGGAGTATCCACGATAAAATACGAAAATAACTGGAAAATCTTGATTTTTCATTTGTATTTCCCTCAAAATATATTATATTTTATATATAAGGAACAATATTAGGAGACCTAAAAATGGCAATACGAAGAATAAGAATGATTGATGATTTCGGAGAAAAGCATTATCATGGAGGGTTTTATAACATCTGGTTTGAAGGACTAGATGAACCCGTAGCGTGCTACAAATCTCGGGTTGATCTTGCGAAGTTTGAAGATGAAATGTTGCAAGAAGGCATCTCAGAAGAGATAATCGAGAAACACAAGGAGCTTGTTATAGCACATGTTCAAGATGAGCAAGCATTAGATGGAGAATGTTTATGAATCAAAAAGCCATAGCTTGGTATAAACTTCCGCCGGAGAGGTGGAAAAATAACCCTGACCAATACTGTGAGAATGATTCACAGAGGCAGAAACTTTATGATGCTGAGGTGCATGCAGAAGTAAGAATGGAAACTGTAATAGGGAAAGAGATTGGGAGACTCTTCTCATTAGAAGAAATTCAAAAGTTTGTCGATAAGCTTGTAGCATCAGTTTGGTTTAGAAAGCGTTTTGGTCAGCATTCTATTAAAGTAAAAGATAAAAAAGGCTGCGGTGGAGCATCTGCTCAAATTTGTTCTGGGATTATTCGATTTTCAAAAGACAGCCGAAGGATGATGATAATTCTACACGAAGTTGCCCATATAGCCAAGAAGTTGGGTGCTGGAAGTCATCACGGAAGATTTTTTGCCCGAACATTTTTGGAACTTGTTGAGCATGTAATCGGAAGGGAAGCTGCTAAAATTCTTAAAGGGGCATTCAAGAAAGGTAGAGTAAAATATTTGCCTAAGCGGCAACTTTCAGAAGAAACAAGAGAGAAGTTGAGACAAGGATTTATTGACAGAGTACTAAAACAGAAAGTGGAGGTGTGAAAAATGTTGGATAAAAGTTCAATTTACGCAGCTTATACAAGACCTTATAGAGGTGAAAATCAGTCACCTGCCCATAGGTTCAAACGTATTAGAATCCTGTATGAAGATGACATAAGTTATTACATAGCATCTTTGATAGAAAAAGATCAAAGAGATTATCCAAAACATTTTTCTATTAAGAAGCATTGCTTCCATTTAATTGCAATAGGAGCAGATAGAACACCTGAACTTTGTAAACACTGCCCATTACACAAAGCAATGTTGGAGATACAGAGAAGAAAGTAATGATAGTCGTTCGGATAGAAATATGGCCTTTTGGTAGTAAAGAACTTGCTCGTACCATAGGTGTTTGCAAAATAGTCAATGATGGTACGGGTAATCCTGAATTCGGAAACTATGACACAGTATTATTGCATAGTGATAAGTACGCCTATAGAAAAGGAGTATGGAAGCTAGGTAGAGTTGAGCACCATAGAAGAACTTTAAGTCCTTATCATTTAGTATACAAAGCTCTGAAAGCTTGTTTGTGGCCTAAGAGAAACGGTAAAAAATTTAGGAGATATAAAAATGAGAATGGTGGAAAAATGGGAAATGAGAATGAAAAAAGCAGGTCATGAATTTGCAATGATCAAAACCAACAATGCTGTTTTTGACCGAGTTGCTGTTGGTGATGATCTACCAACGATACTTGTAGTTCAGTATCCCAAAAGAAGCTCGAAAAACAAAAATTTGAACTCTGCACATTCTCCTGGTAAAGATTTCACGATCAAGCAGGAAAGCATTTCGAAGAGGGATATTGTAGATATCCGATATTACAAGGATTAGAAGAAGAGCTAAAATGAAACATGTATGTACTGCTGAAAATTTTTAATTTTTTATCCAGAGTTCAATCATGTTAAATGTATAATTACATAGACAGAAGTAAAAATCAAACATAATTTTATTGGAGGAAACAAAATGAGTACAGTTTCAGAACTAAAAGGTGTCATTACAAGGGAAGAGTTATTACAAAAAGTAAATGATTACGAAGTGGCGGAGCCGTTGGAAATAGAATTGGGTGACGGAGTTGGATTTTCTTTTGATGATGAGGGTAATGCGTCAATACAGCATAAGAAAGGTGAGACTACATTAAGTCCTGCTGCCTTAGATACTTTGTTGGCACATGTCGGTTTCCCAAGAGCTTATCTGAAGAAGATTCCAATAGAGCGAGTTAGCAGACTCGTCGTACCCCATCTTAATTATTGGTACGAAACTGAGTTGGCCGGAAACATACTCAGACTTCTTACCATAGAGAACAACGCCATCGCGGCAATACCAAAGGCTAATTTCAAACATGTAAAGATATCAGCCGTTGTCGATGCAGTAGAGAGTGTGCTCGGCAAGTCAATAGCTGGTTATCATAAAGCATGGCCAGGCCCGGCATCGTTTCAGTTCAGTGCTTTGACACCAGAAGAAGTGGTGATAGAGAAAAGCAATATAGATAAGCCTGATATATTCAACTCAGGAATTCGAGTAGAACATAGTCTTTCAGGTGAAACATCAACGAGAGTATCGCCCTACTTATTCCGTCAATGGTGTTCAAATGGTGCCACAACTGAGCATCAGCTTGGGTCGTGGAAGCGAAGAAATTCAAAAGAGGATATAGGTATATGGCTTCAGAGGACAATACTTGAATCCAGGAAGCTCTTTAGTACAGAGATGGACAAAGTTAAGCAACTGTGCAACATTAAGGTTGACAACAAAACATCTCAAGTTTTGGATTCAGTTCTCGAACAGTCGTCAGTTCCAAGAAGGTTGCAAAAAGAAGTTCGGAGCACTTTAATTGATGACGGAGCTGAGAATTTATTTGACATATACAATATATTGACGAAGGTGGATACTCACAGCAACGTTTTTGAAGAGCATCCAAATTCAAAGGGCATTTTGGATCGCGTAGCGGCACATCTGGCTCATCATTCAGAACTTTGTCCGGTATGCCACAAACAAATGAACTAGACCCCCAATAGCGATAAGGAAGGATAATGGGCACGGAGGCCTTACCAGATGTACTAGTTGGGAGTGGAGAACGTCTTATCACCAATTCGATGAAGCTCCCAACTAATTTTTCCTCGATAGCTCAACGTAAAGCGAGTGGCTGTTAACCACTTGGTTGTAGGTTCGACTCCTACTCGAGGATTAAGGATTTTATACTAATCTAACCAGAACATACATAGTAGGCGGTGTTAGGTAGCCTTCTGGAAGTGTTAGGGGTATAGATGAATCAATATGGTTACTTTGAAACTATCATACTATAAAAAATGGATGGGTATGATATATTTACAGATACTTGGAGATAAAATTATGGCTATAACACATACGAAAGAGTTTGGAATATACCATTGGGATACTTTTGATAACGAAACAATTCTAATTGGTGAAGCTGATACTCTTGCAGAAGCAAAACAAAAGGTATCTGATAAATATGGTGATAGAATAAAACCAACTGGGGCTGACCAAGTAGATATAGTTAATTCAAAAGGTATTGTTGTTGAAAAATATCGTATAGTTTAAGTATAAATTTTTTGGTTATTTCCAATTTTTCATTTGTATTCCTCCAAAAATACCTTATACTTTATATATAAGGAACAATAATTATTCTGATATTGAAAGGATGACAAAGATGAGAATAACATCAATTAACCTATTAACAATAATAACAGTTCCGTTTAGTCTTTGGCTCGGCTTTTCTAATCGGGCTGACTGGTTTGTTCTAAGTTTAGTATAGATAATGGCAATGAGTATTGATTGTCCAATAAGTATGATAAAGAAGATATTCAAGAGGTAATAAAATGGGTAAACCAATGCAAGGAAACCAGAAAGATAGAAAACGTGCAAGACAAAAACGTCGCCGAGAGTCTGTTAGTAGGTTTAAAAAGAAGGGGAACTAGGAATGAAATTTACAATTACAAAAGAAGATGGGGCTTTTTGGCCTGAATAGAATGACTCTATTTGAAATAATAATCAAAGGAACAGGAAGTTTAGAAAAGGATCTCATCAAAATAACTTTCCAAGTTGTAGAGATAATAGGCTATGGGATAGCACTTCACTATTTCTTTTTGTTAACGTGACCCGTAGCTCAACTGGTGGAGCAAGCGGATGATAACCGCTAGGTTGGAGGTTCAAGTCCTCCCGGGTCAATTAGTTGCACCAAAAGGTCTGTAGCTCAGTTGGGAGAGCAACCGGCTTTTAACCGGTAGGTCGCAGGTTCGAACCCTGTCAGGCCTATAGCCTGTATCCAAGGTGGATAGAGTAACAAATTCTAATTTGTTAGTCACAGGTTCGAGTCCTGTCAGGCTTATTTAATTTTGTGAGGAGATTTTCAATGTATTACCTAGCAAAGGTTGTAAAAGTCATTGATGGAAGTACCCTTGATGTTAACTTGGATTTAGGTTTTGGCATTCATTTAAATACAAGGTTGCGTCTTGCGGATATTGATGTACCCAAATTTTGGGAAGCTAAAACTCTTGCAGAAAAGAGGCATGGAGAACAAGCTAAGTCTTTTGTTACAAAGAGTTGAAGGAAAACAAGTAGCAGTAAATACATCAAAAACTGAAAAACAGGGTCAGTATGTTGCTAAGATTACTTTACCAGATTGTTCTGATTTAGCAACCCTGTTAAAGGTTCATGGCTTTGAAAGGCGCAATGATTATAAAGATTAGTGAAACATGGCCCTGTCGTCTAATTGGTCAGGATATTGGCCCTTCAAGCCAAAGATTCGGATTCAAGTCCCGGCAGGGCTATTGCCCCATCATTCAGCCAGGTCTAGGATATCGGGTTTTGATCCCGGAAACAGAGGTTCGAATCCTCTTGGGGCTATTGCGGGTGTGGTATAATGGTATTACGTCTGGCTTCCAACCAGACAATGAAGGTTCGATTCCTTTCGCCCGCTTTGCGGAGTAGAGTTCTGGTGAACTCACCTGCCTCATAAGCAGGTTTAGGCAAGTTCGATTCTTGTCTCCGCTATTAAATGAAAGATGAATTATAGGAGAATCAGAAATGAGTAATAAATGCAAAAAATGCAGAGGTACTAAACAAGAAAAGAGAAATTGCTATTATGGTTTTATTTGCCATAAAAACGGTATGCCACCTATAGCTTCTGGCCTCATAAAAATTAACTGTGATCTCAAAAAGTAGTTGGTTACTTAAGAAGAGATTATTTTGACAAAAGAGAGTAAAGAAGGAGATAAAATGGACACAATACAAAACATTAAAGAAGAACTAAGTCCTTTACTAAATGCAAAACTTGTAAAAATTATATCAGATGAATGTGGCTTTGTTTTGCATTTTAGTAATGGTAGAACATTCACAGGTCATCGACTTTTAGTTGTAGGTGATTCAAAAATATCTGCAGATTTAAGAATTTTTTGTGGATATCATGGTGAAGTACCAAAAAGTAAAAGAATCGTAAGATCTGCAATGGGATAATTTCAAGGCTCAATAGAAAAGAACTTTAATGAGGGATAATTTCATGACTGATGAAATTAGATGCATACTATTTTGTTTGACTATAATAGTTTACATTGTTTCAGCACTTGAGTATTGTAATAAAAAGACGGCAGAGATTCAAAAACAATTACTGCAAGGTTTACCAGACTGGGTAGTAGAGGAAGTAGAGGAACTGCTCTGAAAAGATATTATGGCTCAGTGGTGGAACTGGCAGACACGGTAGTCTTAGAAACTACTGCCTTCGGGCATGCAGGTTCGAGTCCTGCCTGGGCCATTATGGTGTAGGAGAAGATACTAAGGCAGGAGTGCTCTCATTATGAGATGCTAAGGTTCAACTGTTCTTCTCCTATTCTTCTATTTACTGAAGTAACTCAACTGGAAGAGGATGCTGAAGTCTTTTTGCTTACTATCTATGTAATGCTAATGATAAGATGCTCCTCTTCCTATCTTTTGAAAGGTAAAGAATGTTTGCAATAGACTGGGCAGTACGAAAGAAATTTCAAATCTACAACATTAATACTGAAAAACTTAAAAGCATTGCTCCTACAAGAGAAGCCTTTGATAAGTTTTTTGACAAACTCTCTGGCAAACATTCTTTCTATACCGAAGAGGGTGGAGGTGATACCTTTAAGTTGCTGGCACTAAAACATGGCCATAAAGTCTTTACTACTCCTGGTAAAAAAGTTCATGACTTTAGAGTAGAGTTAAAAATTCAAAAAACAGATGAGAGTGATGTAAAGGTCATTGGTTCGCTATCAAAAGAACAACCTCAAGAATTTTATGAGTATCAAGAAGATGATAAACTAACTCTAAGAATTTGCATCCTTTCAAGAGAGTACAACAAACTTGTTAAGGATAGTACTCGAAAGAAAAATCAACTGCACGCTTTTAGGAACAAGATGGAACTACTCATATCAGAAAAAGCAGTAGCAAAGATAATAGGGAAGAGGAAAACTACTATTGAAGCTCTTGGAAAAGAGATTAACCTGATAAGTGGACAGCTTCTCAAACTAGTAGAAAAACATCCGCTTTGGATCAATCTTTTGAGTGGAATAAAAGGAGTCGGTGCTGTTACAGCCGGAGGGATTATCGGAAGTATCAGAAGGTTTTCTAGATTCACAAGTAAATATTCGCTGCGTCATTTTGCTGGAATGAGAACAAAAAAAGATAATCCTGATTACAATAGGTATCTGAAACAGGCTCTTTACAATTTTGCAGACCAGATTATCAGAAATAGAACTCAACCCTGGCGGAAGTTGTATGATGATATGAAAGTGTATTATAAGAAAAGACATACTGATTGGCGACCTGCGAAAGTGGGCGCATTTGCTAAGAAGTTTGTTCAGACAAAGTTTTTGGATGAGATGTGGAAAAGAGGAATAGAAGTAGAGAAGTGATGATGTGGGAGGAGATGCTTTACAAAACGTGCTTCCTTTTACAGGAATGCTAAGAGCACTCTGCTTTCCTTCTATTCATTGGGTCGGTGGTGTAGTGGTAACATCACGGGTTCCAACCCCGCGGCCGAGGGTTCGATTCCTTCCCGACCCGTTGTGGCTGTGGTGTAATCAGGTAGCATAACAGGTTGTGATCCTGTGGGAGCGGGTTCAAATCCCGTCAGTCACCTATTTTGGGATTAATGAGAGGAGATGCTATCAATGATATGCTTTTCTCTAAGAAAACGCTAAAGAAGGCTTGCTCTCCTCTCATTATGTCGTAAGAACCTTTAACATTATTTGAAGTATAAACAAAATGGTCATGCTACTAACCCTAACAAATACAGATAAAAAAGCAATCATTGATGATTGGAACTACTCTCGTATAAAGAAATTCAAATGGTATCTAAAACAATCAAGACCAGATGTGTATTATGTTGCTACCTCCATTCGTCAGAATGGGAAGGTAAAAACTGTGTATCTGCATAGATTTATTATCCAACCAAAGAAGGGAATGGATGTGCACCACAAGAATACGAATACATTGGACAATCAAGAAGAAAATTTAGAAGAAAAAGGGGCCCCAGTGCATAGAACTTGGCATCTCCATGGATGATAATCTAATATAGGAATAGGAAGAGTTTTAGAAACCAAGGACCAATACTTCTCAATAAAAGGAGATAGATGTGGATAGACATAAATTGATACAGATAAAAGACCAAGTCGATGAGTTACTTCGTCATGGCTCTTTTAGTTGTGTTCATCAAGCAAAGAACATTATGGCTGAAAATTTTGAAGCTATAGTAAACTTTGCTATAGATCTTACAGAGCCAAAACCAAAATCTAAACATACTATTGCAGATAATTACCCAGCAGGTGGATTAACAGCAAGTGAGCCCTGTATGTTCTGTGAGAATTATGAGCAACTTCAAACCGAACTTGACAAGCATCACTGGATACCTGTAAGTGATAGATTGCCGGTATTGCCTCTTGGCCCACCTAACACAAGCAGTGAAGAGGTTTGGCTGGTATTCAAAGGCAAGCCCCAAGTAGGGTACTACACTAATTTTGATGGATGGAGAGTAAATGGGCTTTACTTTCAAAAGCGTTTTAATCAATATGATATTACTCACTGGAAGCCAATAATTTTACCTGAGAAAACTACTAAAAGGAGCTAAAATGAATGAGAACAAACAATCAAAAGATGAACTAATTGCTATGCGGGAAGACTTATTTCATGGACATAAAGGAAATATTCTTATAACAACCCAGGAGCGTGTTAATGCAAACCAACCACCAATAGCAACAGATATTATAGATGAAGCCACTGCCATGGAACTTATCCATCGTTATAATACCCAGCATGAGTTGTTGGAAGCATGTAAAGATATGGATATGGCTGAAACTAACTTAAAAAAGATTATCGCGTTTTGCAAAACTGATGATGACACCTATGAAATTGCAGAAGATCTTGAGAAACTCGTACTAATATGGTTTGTAGTTCCAAGAGCGGCTGTTGCCAAAGCCAAGAAAGGAGAAAGCAATGGATGTTAAAAGTGAAGAAATAGTGGAAGCTCGGGAAGATTTGGTTAAGGCAAAGGATCAAGCAAGGGAATCTGCAAAAGAAAAGATACTGGAGATACACAGAAATCAAGTTGCTCGAATTGCAGAACTTAAGGAGGACTTGCGGAAGTATGGTACACATTCTATAAACTGTGCTTCGCGGACTTTTTGGATACCAGATCGAGATGTATCTATAGAGAGGCTAAAGCGAGCATGTGATTGTGGTCTTGATGAAGCTTTAAAAAGATGAAATGGAGCCAGCATTTCCTTTGCCAACCCCATTCCAAAGCGAGAAAGTAAGAGACATATTATGAATTGTTTTTCTTACTTCTGAATTACTTCGTATCCTTTTGGTATTGATACGAAATTAGCATTGTGGTCAATAACAGCAATTCGAATGCCTTCCTTTGCTAATTCTTCAGCTAATTCACAATAGGTATCCATAGAAATCCCATTCATATCCACTTGAAGACAATATATTTTTCCTGGCTCGAGTACCCCTAACATTTTTATTGCAGGATTATTTAAAGTTTCCGCCAGCTCATCAAAAAACTTATTCATCTTCTCACAAGCGGTCGTCATTGCTTCCATATGTTCAACTTGTTGAAATTGAATTTCCTTCCCAGTCAACATACCTGTAAATTTTGCTAAAGAGTTAAACACCCTATTTAAAGATTCGCTACTAAACATATCTTACTTCTCCTAAAATTTTGAATCATGGTATTTCTCACCCTTACCACAAGGCATTATCTCGTGATAGGGTATCCCATCAAGAACTACTGCTGCACTTAGAATCGGGCGTACTACTTCATCCTTGCCATAAATAAATTGAAAGGCTTTTTCATCTATACCGCATCCGGTATCCATTGCAAACATTCTAGTAAAGTTATTTGCACTCCACTTAACTCCAGCTCTTCCGTGTAAATGTCCTATTGTAACAGACATATGGATTTTGTTCATCATGTTCCAAGCTGGATGAATACCTCCTTTAATACCTGTACCATGCCGGTAAACCACATCATCAATAATAAATCTATAATCCCACTCCCATTTAGGAGTATTCCACAGTTCACCATATGGTTTCAACATGAAATTTGGAATGTTTACAGTTTTCGCTAATCGTGATGGCCTTTCATCATGATTGCCGATACAAACCATAGCTTTAGAAAACGCTTCACTCCATTTTGCTACTTCAAGTTTTGCTAATTGATATTCATCTACTGGTCCAGGACAATTAGGCTCCTTTGCCCAAAAACTTATAGCATGCCAATCTACCACGTCTCCAATAAATAATACTTTATTACAGTCCCAATCTTCGTACAAATCTTTACAAAATTGTAAATACCCTTTTCTCACAGCTGGTAAATGTAAATCTCCTATTACAAGCACTCGATTTGACATCAGTTAATCTCCTAACAGATTTGATTTATTTTTGAACTTTGAGGATAACTCCCAGGTAATCTACACCTTCTCACATCATTATTATACATACTTCCCTGCTCATCCTTTGAAAAAATACTTCCTCAAATACTAAAAACTTAGTATATTCTTCTAATACGAACAGTACCGTTTTTTATAACTCTTCTTGGAGTAGAAACGTTTCGTTTTCTTTTTGTAGTAACCCCCCTTCTATTCTCTCTAGAGGCTTGAAAATGTTTGATAACCGGATTTTCTACACTTGACATGTAATCGAAGATTGTACAATACTGCTCCGGGAGTAAGTGGTATTTACATTTTTTAAGAACAACATCCAATGCGCGTTGGTCCCAGATTTTAGGATCTTTCTTGCATTCTTGAATCCAACTATCTATGATTTGTTTTGTTTTTGCCGTATTTTTCAAGAAAATAGTCCCGCTCAACAACTCCGGAACAAGATGGTTTCGTTTGTACTTACTATGATCAAGTACATGTACAGCAATGTTGACTTCAGGACAGTTATCAAGTTTGTTAAAGTATTCTGGATACCGACAAAAAATTGCATCAGCATCCACCACAACGATTGACAATGGATAATGTTTCTCCAACATTTCCAAAGCAAATGTTGGTTTATAATGAGTGTTCTTCTGCCAAGAACCTAGACTATCAATACACACAACATCATGAGTAATGCCAAATTTTTCTAAAGATTCTATTAAATTTCTTGCATGTTTTGGATATACTTTATCCTTCGTAAAATAAGAGCAAACAATAAACCTCATACAGCCTCCTATAAAACTTTATTAAATTCTAAAACCTTTGTCTTTAACTTGTCCATGTCTTTTAACTCATTGTACCAAATAATCAAAGTTTGGTAACCGTGATTGGCAAACAAATCTATTCTTTGTTGTTCCTCTTCTATTTCGTGAACATGCTCACCAAAGAGTTCAATAATTTTCTTTTGACCGTTAATATTTACAAAATCAGGACATTTTCCTGCGATGATAAAATCCCTGTCCTTACCCTCTCCTACGAATTTATATTCATTTGGAAGTAAACCTTGGAAGAACTCATCCAAGAATAATTCTGCTTTATTTGGACAAACACCTCTAGCTTTCATTTGTTTTGAAATATATTCAGGATCTTGCCAAAGTTGCTCCATTCTTTTAGACTGCTCTGGATTAGTTCTTCCTGATTGTTTTCTCGATGACGCAGCATATCCTTTATCATTTTCTTTATTTCTGCCTCTTATTTTTTCTGCTCTTTTGGCAACACTTAAATCATTCTCTTTAGTTCTACCGATTAGGGCTTTTGCTGTTTTGTCTGCTGCCTTAGCAATACTTAAGTGGGTTTCCTTAGTCAATCCACTATTCCAAGGGGGCTTACCCTTAAGTCCATGGCTTATACAGCAATATCTCTGTTTACTAGTAATAGAAACTTCAAAAATAACAGTGCATTTTCTATATGCGCATTCTCTTTTTTCTTGAGGTTTAGTTAGAGCTTTTGATATCTTACTATAACCATCATCATTATCCTTAGTTCTACCTATCTTCGATTCACTTATTTTTCTTCTAACTTCTGATCGTTTAGCAGGATTTTTATCCCCCGTCATTCTCTCTCGCTGCTTTTTTCTATCCTCCTCGGATATTTTTCTATCTCTACTTTGATGACCAGGAAGATACTTAGGAATGCCGTAATATTTGTGATGTGATTGTACCTTTATTCTCCCATCACATCCGCAAGCACAAGTTCTATCTGGATAGTATTCTAAATCTTTGTATTGTTCCCAGTTTTCAATCACTTAATCATCTCACAAAATTTAGATAGTATTCCTTATATAATTATACTTTCTAACTTATTGTACCCAAGGAAAAAGACTAAACTGTCTTATAGATTCAACAAAACTCTCGGCATGCTTCTCATATATAATATTTTTTGTATAGTAAGCACAAGTTATCCACATCAGTATGATCCTAAGTAATCTAACAGTCCCTTTGTTCTTTCCTCGAGTAGCCGGTCACGCCTTTCTTGGGCGTGCCTTTTTTTCCTCCATCTTCATATCGTATAGAGATTTGTACGGCTTCGGTTTTCTTTTCTTTTTATCCATTACTTCTCACTTAAGATAACTTACTCCATATACAATGTCGTTCCTGTATAATATCCACACACCACCCACATCTTCTATTCCTTCACATATCATTTAGCATTATACTTTAACCTGTTAATCCTTAATCTTCTAACAAACCAGTATACATGCCATCGATAATACTCACTACGAAGATAATTATAGAATTTTTTCATTTTATGTCCTCATTATCCGGTCTACTACACTTTGCCTTGCGGACTTGTTCTCACTCATATTAAAACAAACATCTCCACAACAAAATTGAACTATGGTATTAGAATCCTTCTTAAAAAATTCCATTGCATACCTTAGTTTCTCTTCTATCTCTGAATTATCAAAAAATGGTAGGTTCATCCTCGCCATCTTTGTATTAGGATGGAAGTCATAACTAAAAACGGCTACCTTATCAAAATGCTTACTCACAAACTCAAGTGTCTCTTGAAGTTCTTGTCTAGTCTCAGTAGGAAGCCCAACAATAATTTCTGTTCTAAGTACAACCTGAGGATTAGCTTTCTTCAACCTCTTTAATATTGGACCAATATGCCTAACATTCGAATCACGCCCTATAAATTTCAGCAATCTCGAACTTGAGGTTTGAATAGGTACTTTAACATCAGTAATCCTTGGATGTATTAAATATTCTCCATATCTATTAATCCATTTTGCAGCAAAGTTTCCTATATAGATTTCAAAATCATCTGCTATTCCAAGTACGCCTCCTAAAAGTTCCGAATAAGTTTGCTTGGGCATTAAATCAAGTCCCCAAGAGCCGGCATTGCTGCCTTCCAACACAATAATTTTGGCTCCTTCAGTAACATCTCTACGAATTTGGTTAATAATATCTTTCTTGGGGCGACTCCTTTCTGGACCTATACCAATCCTATGTGGACAAAAAGTACATTTTTCGCTACAACCGTATTGAATAATTACGTACCGTTTATCCGGGATATAATCTACAATATCCTCTCTACGAAATTCACTAGGTTCGTACAAATCATTCCACATCACCTTAGGATCTTCAATTACTTGTTCAATATGTTCTGGATACTTTGTTGGAATAACAAGTTCCACATCAGACGTTTCCCGATTGAAAAACTTCCTATTAACTATTGGCAGACATCCGTAAACAACCAATCTCTTACCTAAAGGGGCAATACTCTTTATCTTCTGCGCGTACATATCGAACCACGGCAAAAAAGAAGCACAAGCTCCAATAACAATAATATCAGAATCTGCTGGCTCCTCAGTCTTTTGCCAGCCATTGGCAATGAAAAACTGCTCAAACTTTTTTAACGTTATTAGATAAGTGATACACATATTATTGTGCCAGATGTAAAACTTATTATTATGCAATGCCATACCGTTTTCCTTTCGATTTATTCTAAAATTGCGTAGGATAACATAGGACTAATGTCCAATCTTTTCAAACGAAGATTATTTATACCAATGGCTTCCATCACTGCAAAGGTCTCACCAGGATAGTCAGGATGGTTTAATTCATCAAAGGCTATAATACCGCCCTTAGGAACCCTGCTAACAACCAACTTTAAGGTATCCAAAGTTGGTTTATACAAATCTAAGTCCAAGTAAAGAAGTGCTATAACAAGCTCTGGATTTTTCTTAAGATACTTTGGAAAAGTCTCACTAATATCGCCTTTGATAAGTTTGACCTTTTTCAAATGCCCTAGAGTACGATTCATATCATATAATTTAATGGCTTTAGATAGCATTTCATATGAATCAAAATGAAGCCCTCCTTTTTTCATATGATAGGCAGCGCTCGTTTTATCTTTATCCGAAATCTCCGGAAATCCTTCAAAGGTATCAAACCCAATTATCTTCCGGGTATAATGATATGGCTCAAAGATAGAACTTAGATGGGCAAAAGCCATCAATCCTCTACCACCGGCTACTCCGCACTCAACGATACTTCCAGGAATATTTATACAAAGTTTATATATTTCATATTTTTCAATGAAAGAGGTAATAACCTGACGAGATGCATACACGGGAAAACAAGACATTTTCTCCATCATACTGGTACTTTTATTTTCAATGAAATCATTTAGTTTCTGGTAGTAATCAAACTGTTTATCAGTATTCCTGGTTTTTTCAATATTTTTAAGGAAATCTTTCATTATATTACCACTCCAATTCTTAAATCAATACTCTTATGAGTTTACCGGTATGTTTTCTTTTCCAGGTTACAAAGAGGACATTTAATCTTATTCAATTTCATTTTGTTTCCCCAACCAATAATGAAAATTGTAATACAAATTTTCCTACCGTATGTAAACAGGAGGAATTTCTGCTTGTATTTTTAGTAAATCCTTAAATAGTTCAGTAATTTGGACTTGTTGCTCTAAAGTCAATTTCAGATAGGATGTTTCCCGCGGTCTCCAACCATAACTATAATCTCCTTCTACTTCGAAGAAATCCAATACGTGCTGAAACGTTTTTGGTTCTTCAAGTGCCTCGTATTTCAACAGCATTAACGGATATTCAGCATTCACATTTAGCCAACTTAAAAAATGATCTTCCAGCCTGAGAGGATCATAGTTATCTTGAAGAAGTCGATCTATAGTTCTTTCCTCAGAATCCCCAAAGTATTCGACATCGGCTTGCATATATTTACAATAGAGATGCCAATTCCAACGGTTTACTCCTGGTTTTGGTCCCGGCCTTACTCTATTGAGAGAACTTAGTAATATATTTCTCGGATCTCCATACATGTATAACACTTTGTAATCTTTACGATTGAAACTTTTAGGGGGATTCCTAAAATGTTGATTATGAAACATTATATTTAGTTTAGACATTGACATCCAAGTTTGTCTCATATTTATCCCCGGTTGCTGTAGACAATCTCGTACATGTACTGAACCACAACATCCTTGAGAACATAATATAAAATATTCCTGTTTCGTTGACCAATCCTCCACTATCTATTGCAATTATTTTTGGTGTACGCGTCAATAACTTGAAGATAACATCCTTGGGCATCGAGCAAAATTTGGGCCACTTCTCTTAGAACACCCTGCCCACCTAAAGTTTGAAGAACATAATCAGCTTTATCCTTAATAACGATATTAGCATCCGCCGGCGCAAAAAATACCCCGACGTTACTTAATAGACAGTAATCGTTAATTTCATCCCCGATATAGGCGACTTCCTGATTGTTATAATTCTCTTTCAGAAGATAATCGTTTAAGCAAATTAGCTTATCCTTAATCCGGTCAAATATAAAGTCTACTCCAATATCCCAGCATCTTTTACTAGATAATCCGAAGGTGTCTGTAGTAAGAATTCCAACCCGAATTTCAGATAGTTGTAGCAAAGCTACCCCTGCGCCATCGCGAATGTTGAATTTCTTCATCACAGTATCGTTCTTACTATAATAAACTCCACCATCAGTTAGAACGCCATCAACATCCACAACAACCAATTTTATAGCTTGACACTTTTTCTTGAAATCAACTTTATTCATTCAAAATCATCCTTTTTAACTAAAGAATTTGCAGGAATATTCCTCTTCGCCATTTTACCAATAACTAACCGTCGCTCATCCCAGGACAAACCTATCCCAGGACTTCTCATACAAAAGTGGTCCTTTAATACTATCTGCCCCCTCGATAACGGTACTAGCAAAGCTAACGAGCGGGCCAATCTCTTTTTCCAAGACAACACCGCCGGACTAATCTCTTTAGTTTTCCTCCCAAGAGATTTTTCTAGATTACGAATATCACGAACAGTACGCCATAATCCTTCTGGTCCTAAAGAACCGCCTTGGTCCGAACCCTTCATCGTTCGATTTAAAGTAATATGTTTTTCAATAATAGTCGCGCCAAGGGCTACAGCCGCAGATGGAATCATAATACCTACTGAATGGTCTGAATAACCTATACTATAATTAGGAAATTGCTCCTTTAGAAATAGAATTGAACGAAGGTTAAGATTTTCACAATGGGCCGGATACTCGGAAACACAATGTAAAATAGCTAATTGTTTAGGGATGCCCAAAAGAATCTTTACAGCTAATTCTAATTCTTTTAAAGATGACATTCCAGAGGATACCATTACTGGAATTCCGGATCCTCCTATCTTCTGAAGTAAAGGAATATTAGTAACATCACGAGAGGCAATTTTTACAACATCTACTTCAACTTTACCAAGTATATCTATACAGCTAGGTGAGCATAATGTCTCAATAAAATCCAGTCCTTTGGAATGGGCGTATTGCTCAAGCTCTCGATGCTGGTCTACTGATAATTCCAAAACTTTGCGGTGTTCCAAATATGTAGAACCAAAAGAATGAGGAGACGAGTAAGATTGATTAGCCATCTCATCAGTAAACTCTTCATTCAAATCACGTTTACAAAACTTTACCGCATCAATACCCGGTAGCATTTTTCCAGAGAAGTGATCAAATACTGGCATAGCTGCAATATCAATCATTTGCTTTGCTATTTTCACACTTCCATTATGATTTTGACCACACTCCGCAATAAAATAAACCTTATTTGGGCTATTAAACCACATTAGTATCCTTCATTTCTAGTTTAACTTCTTAGCTATTTCTAACTTTCTCATTCTTTTATAAAAATTGGTTTGGAATGCTAAGTACATTTTCCTGTCCACTGGAAATCTATAACAACTGACTTTGTTTCTTATTCTTGCAATACCCATAAAAATCTTGTTGATTAGAATATCAACCTTCCGATCTAACATATGTTTCTTTATAAAACCTGATTCCACACCTTGATAGTGGGCAGCTAGGGTTGAATATTTGCTGTCAATTTGCCATGGTCTAATATCGTGTACCCCAGTATAAATCTTAAGAATTTCATTATCTGACCAATCAACAAATCTCTTAGGTTCCAGGAGATAACCTTTTTCAATCAAGTTTTCTGTAAGTTCACATTTTGGATACGGTCTAAATATCTGGATACCACAAATAAACCAAGGGTACTGCTTCCTTAAGTGGTTAACGAAAGATATCGTTTTCTTTATATCCTCTATAGTTTCTCCTGGTATTTCAATAATAAAAGAACATCGAGCTATTATTCCATAGTCATTGCATTTTTTGATCGCAAATTCACCTTGATTGGGCGTTATGCCCTTTTTCATAATCATTAATGTCGTAAACGACCCAGATTCAATACCAATGGTGAGCTGAACCAAGCCTGATCTTTTTGCGAGGTCTAATGTTTCATCATCTAACATTCCATCTTTAAAGTAATCCGCACGGCACTCTCCGTCCCACGTAAAGTGCAAATCCTTTTTTATTATCCCTTTACATACTTCTCTGACCCTTTCAATATCAGGAAAGAAGTTATCGTCGAGAATTTTCAAGTGGGTGATATTGTATTTCTTAACTATATACTCTATTTCAGAAACGACTTTCTTGGCGCTCTTCTTTCGATATCGGGTATTTCCCGTAACCACGTTGCAACAAAACGTGCATTGTGAAGGACATCCTCGACTGGTCTCATACGGAAGCCATCGTATCGGGTGAGAAACATACTCACCTAATTTATCGGTGAGAAAGGTTGTTATATGGTTCTCTATATTCGCATCTAATTCATAATCGGGAATTGGGAGCTTATTCAGATTTACACATCTTTTTTGAAATATCTTACTAGGCATAGTCTTGTTTTCTCTAAGCGCGTCAGCTATTTCTACTATATATTCTTCACCTCCACCAATAACAACATAATCTATATATTCACAATCTACCATCTGATTAGGAAATAGGGTACAATGCCAACCTCCTACAACGATAGGAACAACTGAGTTTTCTTTTACGAATTTGACTACTTTATATGCACCAGGAACTTCTGAAGTCAACAAAGTTATTCCTACAAGCAAACAATCCTTTAGATTATCCCGAATACTTGACAAGAAATCCTTTTCTAATCCACAGTTGATTATTTTTACATCATAACCGTTTGACTTTAGACTCGACCCAAGATGTATCAGGTTCAAAGGCGGGTAGTTATAATGGTCATATATATTTTCAGGTCTAATTAATAAGATTTTATTAGGCATTACAATAACTCTTTGATAAGTACTTTTCAAATTCTTTCTTTAGCTTAAAAGGAAAAACATGATTTGGTATCTGTTGTACCTGACTATTAATATTCCTAATTTCAGGATTCTGCTGTAAATAGATAAGCGCCTCGGAAATTGGAAAAATCTCTCCCGAATGATATAGTTTTTCAAAAATTCTGGTTGCAAGTTCAAAATCTTTTGGTGTATCAACGGTGAGACGATAGTCTATATTTTTAACCCATGGCAAAGCTTTAATTTTACCTGTCCGAAATAAACCTTCAGTTTTTGTAAAGTATGCTGAGTAAAAACTAGTATCCGTTTCATCTTTTATTTGATAGGCAAGATTTAGAGCAGAGATTTTAACCACTTTGACATATATACCAATAGGTAAAACACCTTCTCCATCTACATAATCAAGATCATTTTCAATTATATGTTTTATCGAAACATCTATATGTTCAGCACATGTTAAAGGATTATCAGCAGAGGAGGTAGTAATATAATCAACACCATACTCCTCTGCGGCCTGCAGCAATCTAGCAAGCAAATCATCTTCAGGACCGGCAAACACCTCAATATTTTCTCTCTCAGCTAATTCAATTAGAACCCTATCCCGTGGCAAGTTAGACGTACAAAGTATGATAACCTCTGGAATTTTTGCTGTTTTGAGCCTATCTATCTGGTGGGCTATCATTTCACGACCACAAAGCATTTGTATAGGCTTTTTCTTAATGCGTGTGGAACTCATTAACCCATACACAGCTATCCCAACTCTCTTTTTACCCATACTAATCTCCAAAAGATACTTTCATTTTTTACAGTATCTTTCAAGTACCTCATCGATACTCATCATAGGAAAAACATCAATAAGACCTCCTGATGCATTAATAATATTTACATTTGGATTCTGCTGTCTAAGTTTTCTCCAACCTTTTAAATGGGAATCTAAATGTTTACTGGTATCACCACGCCATGGATGAGGAACTGACACAAATTTCCTATACTCAGATTTATGACTCTCTTGAGGTTGGCCCGGAAAATCAAAGAAATGTTTTTTGCCATCTTCACAACAACAATCACACCCTATTAGTATTATTGGGCTACAACCTAATAAATATGCAAAATGAACAGCAGAAAAAGCTGAAGATGATCCATGTATATGCAGACCTGTCTTCTTCATTATCATATCCAAACCATTTTCTTTGTCCCGATAAAATTTTAAAATTCTACTCTTAGAAATCTTTGCAATAGGATTTATTCCTGTAAACTTTTCATAATACCTAAAACTAGCACCACTTTGAACTATTATACAAGTAGAATTTATCACCGTTTCCCAAGATTTACATAAAGTCACATGTGGATCAGTACTTATATAAAAATGAGGATCTGGAACTTTGAGAATAGCTGAATTCATGGCAATCGTAACTGGCATACGAGAAATAAGATCTGGTGTCAGTTTTCGAAGTGATGGACCAGCTCCCAATACAAATGCTGCTTCACCTTTAAATTTGTCAAAGTATTCTTCAATCATTTTACATCTCCATCCTATTTTGAATATAATCAAGATTTAACAACATTTTTTCTAACTCTTGATCAGTAAGTTGATGAGTATTTTTTGATGTGTAATCTTCGTAGTCTGATTGAATCTGACCCTTTGCAAAGTACTTGTTATAATCTAATCCTCTCGCATCTGACGGAATTTTATAGTACGGAGGAATATTAGATGCTCGAGACATTTCTTGTCGATTTAGTAAAGATTCGTGTTTCTTTTCACCATGACGGGTTCCCATTGTTATGATTTCACTGTTTGAATTGAATATTTTCTTTAAAATACAAGCTAGTTGTTCAATTGTAGCTGCCGGAGCTTGTTGTACAAATGTATCTCCAGGAGCTCCTTGATTAAAAGCAAACATAACTAAATCTACAGCCTCGTCTAGAGACATCATAAAACGAGTCATATTCCCATCTGTAATTGTTATTGGTTTACTAGATTCCATCTGACCAATAAATAATGGTATGACAGATCCTCGTGAAGCCATAACATTACCATATCGAGTTATGCAGATAGTAGGTTTCCTATCTCCTAAAACACGTGATTTGGCCACAGCAATCTTTTCCATAATCGCTTTGGTCATGCCCATAGCATTAATTGGATAGACTGCTTTATCTGTACTCAACACTATTACCTTTTGAACGCCGTTATCTATAGCAGCATTTAGCGTATTTTCAACTCCTAACACATTCGTCTTAACTGCTTCTAATGGATAAAATTCACAAGAAGGTACTTGTTTTAGTGCGGCTGCACAAAATACATAATCCACTTCTTGCAAAGCTGAACGGATACTACTATAATCTCGAACGTCGCCTATACAATATTTTATCTTGTCATTCTGATATAAACAACGCATATCATGTTGTTTCTTTTCATCACGGCTAAATATCCGAATCTCTTTCAAATCAGAATCTAAGAAATGCCGCAATACTGCATTTCCAAAAGACCCAGTACCTCCTGTGATTAGAAGTGTTTTATTTGTAAACATAATAAACTGATCTCATTTCTTCAAGTGGATTACTTTTTTCTCATAGTAAACGATCCGCTCCAAAACCAATCGTAGAAGAAGTATAGAACTAATTTTGATTGGATATATGTCAAAGTTACTGCAGTCATTTGTTTTACATCACCCGTAATAAAGTAAGTAGTCAACCCGAGAATAATATTCCCCAAAATAACTTCATAAGTCAAAGCCTTTATAGCATACTTAATTTTTGGTTTTAATTTAGATTTTATCCATGCCCTTTCATGTAGATAGAATACAACAAGAAAAATAGCATGATGTGTGAAAGTTATGACTGAAACTGTAATCCAGTTTCGAGTGAATAACCAAGTTATTCCGGCTAACCAAAACACTCCAATGATACGCCAAATCAAACTTTTAAACATTGATTTTTTGTGACTATCCATTTTCTCAATTCTTTCTTATCCGTTTCTTAATTTGAGTTGAAGAATGTTCAGGAAAATAAGGAATAGTTATTATCCTTCCTCCTAACTCGTACATCAAGTGTATAACATCTGACTCCGATTCGTGACTATCACTTTCTAATAGTACATCTGGTTTGATATTCTGAATATTTTCAAGCGGTGAATACATTTTCTGAGCAACCACTAAATCAACACATCTTATACTACGAGCCAGTTCTATCCTTTCTTCAAAGCACAGTATTGGCTTAGACTTCTTCTCCATTGCTGCTTTATCAGTTAGAATACCTACAATCAATCGCCCATCTGGACCTGCTATCGCTTTCGCATTACGAAGCATCTCAAGATGACCTTTATGAACCATATCTAACACATAGTACGAATATACAAGAATCATTTTTCACGTCCTATTCATATCTTTCTACTTCCGCTGCTAAAATAATCGCATGTTTAGTATTCATTTTTTAGTATAGCTCCCCATGATTTTCTTCCAATGTTTTCTATCTCTACACATATTTCCAGATGTCCATTCAGTTGTTTCATGGTAATCCAACGGAATTTGCCATTTTTCACCATATCGCCAAACAAGGTATTCTTCAACTGGATTCAAAACACAAAAAGACATTCCTTTAAATTCAATATACTCTTTGTTTTCAAAAAACTTTATAGGTATTCTATTTGTTGGACGTACCCTATATTCTCCTCCCTCGTATGAAGGGTCTAAAGACCATCCAAAAAGACCTATCTGTTCTTTTTCTCTAAACAAAGTAAGTCGAGAAAATTTTGGATAAATACTTGGTCGAACAATAAATCCGAGATTAATAAACACCTTACGCAATTCTTTCACTTGACTCTTCCAATCTTCTTCAAGAATAGCCAAGTCTATATCATTATCATATGGTATCCAATTATTATCTCGGTATGCACCAAGAAGTGTTCCACCATCCAACCAAAGAGGTATCTTTTTCTCATCAAACACCTTCTTTACGTCAATTAAATTATGTAATCGATCCTCAAAGTTGTAGGTTTTTGCTTGTTCTGTAGGTACATGAAGGGCTTTGATTTTCATCCATTCCTGCTTAGGAAGGTTACTCAATCTTTTACATTCGATAATATTCATCTTCTCTTTCTTAATATTTTAAAACCAAGTAAACCATCCAGGTAAACCTACTTGACTTAAATTCTTATTTCTTTTTCCTTTTGCTGGTCTCCATGGTCCGTAAACACCAACTTCACGTGCACAACTAATAAATGCTGCCCACCAAGCTAAAGTACTATGTTGAAAAAGAATCTTATTAAATGACCTTATATAGTTAATGTCGTTTGAACACGATTGATTGTATCGCACAACTGGTTCAAATTTGTTCAGCATTTCGAAAACAGAGTTAAAATAATCAACTGCTATTTGATAGCCAGCAAATTTATCTGTACCAAGAAGTTCTTTTCCTCCAATTCCAAGTGTATGAAAAGACATTTTTGACAAGTTTTCTTCAGTTAAGACCTCCCAGGATTTCATATCTGTTACAACGTGTAAACGGTCAAATTCAAACCTATTAATCGCATTTACATATTGAGATGGATTGACTTTCATACCTGGTTGGTAATGAACTTTTCTGAATAACCTATCTCCTAATCTTAAATGAAAGACAAGGTCATTTTTGTTAGTTTTTTCAACTGTTGTAAACCAAGATTTTATTTGATCCCGCCAGTTTACATATAGCCTATAATCTTCAAAGTATCCTCTTAACTTAAAATCATTATGATCAAACTCCTTTGTATAAAATTTTGTCGATGCATTCTTGTCATCTATCCCTACAACTGGCAAACCAGAAGCAGGATGTTTTTCAAGATTTATACCTAACCTCATAAAATCATTTATGACATATTTTGCATCATCAGGTATCGAAGTAGATACAACTCCAAAATGGCTTTCTGCTAACAATCTCGCATATATAAATTGAAAAAGATTGTTTCCAATACCATTAGTAAAAGTAACATGAACGACGGGGGTTTTCATTTTCTCTTCCAAAACAGTAAATCACCTTTTGAGTCTTTGTCTGAATATTTTTCGTCTACTTCAAAACCGATAGTTGAAAATAAGTCTATGGTTTCCTGCCTTCCTAAGTAACTTTTATAGGTATTTTCACCAAACTCTATCCACACACAGTTAATACTAAGTTTTCCAAATCCTTCTACAACTTTTTTCTCTGCACCTTGAACATCAATCCACATAAAATCAACGTGCTTTATTTTGTTTTTTTCCGCCCAGGTATCAATACGTATAGTATCAATCTTTACTGTATTCAACACTTGCATATCTCTTCCTTTTTCAAAAGAAGAAGATCCAGAAGCATTGAGTTTCATATTAACATATTCTTTTTTGTCAATCCAATGATACTTATCAAACAATCTTGGTTTGAAGTTAGCAATATAAGATAAATGAAAATCAACTTGTTTCTCATCTTTGTCTGAAACTGCACATTCGTATAGAAAAATGTTAGGATCTTTAACATATTTCTTAAAAATAAAAATATTTCTTGGATCAGGCTCAAAACAATGAATACGTGAGGGATTCAAACTTCTTAAAAATCCTACAGTATCCTCACCATAATGTGCTCCAACTTCAATTATGATAGAATTAGGAACAACAAGACTTTTCAAATAACTTTTAACTTGTTGCTTCATTATTTACTTGTTCCTTAATCCAACCATATGTTTTCACGAGTCCTTCCTTAAGAGGTCTCGATGGTCTCCAGCCAAGTTTCCTATAAATCAAATGATTATCTGAATTTCTTCCCCGAACACCTAATGGACCTGGGATGTTCTTTATAGAAATTTTCTTACCAGCAATCTTTGCAATAAGTTTTGCAAGTTCATTAATACTTATCATTTCTTCAGAACCTATGTTAAGTGGATAGGTAACTTCTGAATCCATAAGTTTGCGAATGCCATCAAGGCACTCATCAATATATAAGAACGAGCGGGTTTGTTCTCCATCCCCCCAAATCTCTATAAAACTATCATTTACCACTTCAGCAATTTTTCTACATAGTGCTGCGGGGGCTTTTTCTTTTCCATTATTCCATGACCCTTCTGGACCAAAAATGTTATGGAAACGTGCAATTCGGACCGGCAAACCTTGATTACGATTGTAAGCAAGATACAACCTTTCACTAAAAAGTTTCTCCCAGCCATATTCACTATCAGGTGCAGCTGGATATACAGAATCTTCTGAACACTTAGGATTATCAGAATCGAGTTGATTATATCCGGGGTAGACACAAGCTGAAGATGAATAGAATACCTTCTTTACTTCTACCTTGCTCGCAATATCCACTATATTAAGGTTTATCATCGCAGAATTGTGTATCACTTGTGAATCATGTTCGCCAGTAAAAATATATCCGGCACCGCCCATATCCGCAGCAAGTTGATAGACCTCATCAAAAGGATAACCTAGTACTCTTTGACAGATAGCTATATCTCTCAAATCCCCAATTACAAAATCATCTGCAAAAGTTTCACTAAATTCCGGGTATTTTAAATCCACTCCGCGTACCCAAAACTTTTCTTTCTTCAACCTCTTTACAAGATGGCTTCCGATAAAACCACCTGCACCACAAACCAATGCTTTTTTCATAACGTATTACTCAGTGATTTAATAATTCTTAACATTTCTTCTGCACGATATTTCCAAGTATGATTTGCTCGAAAACACTCATATGCATTGTCAACAATCTCCTGTCTTTTATCCTCATTTTTTAAGTAGTAGTAAAGTTTATCTAAGAAGTCACTCAGGTCTTCAGAAAATTGAATACAATTTACACCATCTTGTAATATACCGCGGTATTCTAAGGGTATTGGATTAGTAAAAATCAAGGTTCTTGACATACCAACTTCAAAATATCTTCCGGGTATATCACCAAAAGGTGACGTTGTTGAAAGCCATATTTTTGATTGATTTATCTTTTCTGCGTATTCTTCTCTACTATTAATCCTTGGCTTTATAGAATCACTTCCATTTAAAAAACACTTCAAATCTTTTTGTTGTTTTACTAAATTTTGAATTTTTGAACGAAGGTTTGCAGAACGAAAAGATCCATTAACATAAAGCTTTGAATCATGTAGTGCTCCACTAAAACCAAAATCATATACTTTTTCTAATTTCCTATCCTTAAAGATATCAGGATCAGTACCATATGGAAATAACCTCGCAGGACATCCTGTTTGTTCCTCATAACTTTTATACAAAGGAAGTGGTGTTAAGATAACACTAACTTTGTTTATCTCAAAAAAATACAATTTTTCATGTATATCAAGATGGTGCTTAAACATATAACAAACTACTGGTATATCGAGTTCTTTTAGTCCTTCTATTTTCTCAAAAGTGTGTTGGGCAAAAAACCCAAGTCCAAATACAATAACATCTGGATCAAATGGACAAATTTTGATAACGGATGCAATATCTTTACAAACACCTGTAAAAAGGTAACAATTTGTTATCTTTTCTAATTCGTCAAAAAGACCTGAATAGAAGGAGTACTCTTTTTCAACAACCCGCATTCTAGGATCAATGTAAAGAACATTCATTTTGTTACCCTTAGTAAAATTTCCCAATTCGAACTAAAATAACAACAAGTTTTATTTTTTAAAACTTCCACATCCCCAAACAATTTAATCACACTTTTGCTATCGTCAATATCACATATATCATAATCTTGCTTTCGCTGGCTATATGGAGTTCGATGCAACATAAGGTGGAGTAAAACAAGTGCATTAGGCTTTGAAATTCTTCTTACTTCGTTAATAAATTTCTCTGGATAGAGTGAATGGTCAATCGAATTACTAAAAGTTATATCAAATGAATTATCCGGAAAAGGAATACTGTGCATATCTCCTTCTATGACTAGGGGTTCACATGGAACTATATCTATACCAATTGCATCAGCACCCAAATCTCTAAATGCCTGTATTTCTTGTCCAGTTCTTGCACATATACCTAAACATTTCTTACCAGATAAGTTTTCTCCAAGAGTTTTTATAAAACAGTTTCTAAAGGTCTTAAGTTTTAGGTTCCACTCCTCAGTCAACCATTTTCTTCTTCTTACAGGATCTAAAGTTTTTGTCTTTTGATGTTCGGTATATTCAGAATAAGAACCGTACTCACGAACAATTCTTATCATCTTTTTCTCGTTTTTCATTACTAATCCTTATCTTTCTAGATGTTTTACATTTGGAGCAAGATTTTGTATTTTTCTAAACAATCCAGTTACAATATACCCATCTTTTTCATATCTCAAATCATAAATAAGTTCACTACTGTACATATGATAAAATAAACTAATGATCTCTATATCACCCCAACGATATTTGTAGATACCACCATTTTTATTCACCGCAGAGATCCATTTTTTCCATAAATCATTTTCAAATATCCTTGTTTTGAATACGAATGTGCCACCCCAAGGTAGAAAGTGAAACTTCTCCTCTCCTTTTGGATCTAACAACAAATCTTTCAATTTTTGTGACTTTGGTTCAATACCATTTTCAGCAATAAAACTCTTAACAAATGACCATAATCCAAATCGAGTATCAAGGTGCCCTTGACCAATCTTACCATCCTTCAATCGTTGAGCGAGGTTGCCTGAACCAATATCCTCAGGTCGATTTGCCATAACTTCTATAGGATCATTTGATAATTCTTTTACATAACCCATATCATCGTCATTACACATAACGTAATCATATTCATGAAATTTTGTATTGGGATATTTGTAAAGATTATTGTAAAAATGACACATATGCAAATAGCCTTTTCTTGCTATCGGAAAACGGGTTCTTGCATACCATAGATCCTTATTATTGTAAAAAAGATCTTGTTCCTTAATATGTTCCGGTGTTTTGTAAGGTATGCTGATAAAGTGTATATTAGAACTTATGCCCTCATGTATTTTCTTACGGTACTCAGGAGAATCATAAATATCATCAAAGTAGTAAATATAAACAGGATAATCGTACTTGTTATTGTAAAATTTGTACAACGTTTTTAAGTAACTTTCAAGACATTTTGTTCTTGATGAAAGAATTTGAATGCATGCGTTATATTTCATAATTTCCCTTTTTCTTTGCTAACTTCTTCCTTAGAAGTAAAACAAGCGTACCCTGTTCTTTACCATAATGTGTAGGATATGGGTGTTTTTGTACCATAAAACTCTCAAATAATGGTTCTAAATCAGCTAAAATTTTATAGAAGTCTGGCTGTCGACGATGTGGAAAAGGATTTCTTTTTAGTGTTTCTTCTAAATTTAGATCCATAGGCGTTACACGAGGAAAACTTATAATAAGAGATCCTCCTGTATTCAATAACTTAATAACATCTGTTAAAAGTCTTTGTTCACAAGGATATGTCAAATGTTCAAAGATTTCAACACATACTATTATATCGAATTTAGTAAAAAGTACGTTACAAAGATTCGTTTCTTCCAGATTAACACAAACTGTTTTTACACCAAAATCGCTTAAAACCTTCAAACATTTTTCTACTCCATCAACTGCTACCACTTTTTTAGGATTGAGACCTTTCTCAAGATAAAATTGTAATCCTTTTATCCCAGTACCAGAACCACAATCAAGTACAGTAGATCCAGGTTTTAATTCATTTTTGATCAACGGCCAAATTACTGTCTTTCTCTCAAATTTCATGTCTTATAACTCCCATAAAAAACTTTTTGTATTGTCTTGCAATATTCTGGATATCAATATGATCATTAGTTATTTCTATTTCTTTATAACAACATTTTCTAATTGTATCAGCAACTATCATACGATCAATCTTGGGTGGTTTGTATAATTGACAAGGCTTACAATCATATTCATTATCCAAAGGAAGTACGAAACCACCACTAGGAACTACTAATTCTTGTGTTCCACCAATATTGTTTGTTATTACAGGAACTTTTGCACTAATAGCTTCTACAACACAATTGGGACACCAATCTATCCAGGATAAGTGTAAGAACCCATTAGATATTTTGTGATAAGATGAAAGTGTTTTTTGACTAATAACTCCAAGATATTTAATTCTTGGTGTACTAAAATACTTTCCTAATTCTTGTTTTGAAATCCCCGATAGGGTTACATCACCAGCAACATACAGAACTGAGTCTTCCACATCCGCCAGGAGAAAAGATTCCATTATGTCGCGTAACCGCTTGTGTGGTCTCCACCGAGAAGCTGCTAAGAACACATATTTATGTTTCTTTTCAATACTTACAAAGGGTACGTTAGTACGAACACCATTAAATATAATTGACCATTTTTTTTCAAATTTCCCAAGATACTTGTCACACATCTTTTTTGAAAATTCAGATTGATAAACAATACCATCGGCTTTGTTTAGCGATTGCCTTAAAAGAATATTTTTTGCGGCATAATTCATATCGGTATTATGCCAAACTCCATCAAATCTCAAAACATAGTGCTTTGTATTCGCCTTTCTTAGACAAACAATCTGAAGAGAAATATCGTGCTGTACACTAGGATTCGTGATAATCTCAATATTTTCTTTCTTCAAAGCTACTGCAAGACGTTCAAAAAAGAAGCCTTTTCCCGTATTCCTAATATGCCTATTTTGAAGATACACTTTCATATCAGCATCTCTACATCGGATAGGTCGGTCTTTCTATTTTCAATCTTTCCCTTCACGTGTTTTGTTATCGAAGCCAACTCTTTTAGCTTTCGAGCGGACATACTCATTTGTTTTGAATGCATTCTATAAAAACTTACATCTTCTTCTACATATCCAATTTTGAAACCATGTGTAAATATTCGACCCCACATTTCATAATCACTTGAACTCCAAAGTTCTTCATCATACAAACCTATCTTACGGTGTATATCTTTTCTAAGCATAACTGTTTGTGCATGAACATTTCTGTAGCTTTTATTTTGTAAGTATCTTTTCCAAACAGGTGCTCTGTACTGCTTTCCTTTGTTTAGTACAATACAAGGTCCGTGTACAAAATCATATCCTTCCATTAATTTGTCATATCGAATAGATATACCATTTTTAGTTAGCATATCATCTGCATCTAACATCACTAAAATCTCAGATGTAGAATTTTTAATACCGACGTTTTTCGCAACAGAATAATTAGCTTTTTCAGGGAGTTTAGTATACTTAACTCTCTCACCTAAATATTTTCCTATAACATCCAAAGGACTATCGACGGAACAATCATCAACAATAATAATTTCTGAGTCTCTAAAATCTTGATTTAGAAAAGATTTGATACAATCTTCTACGTATCTTCTATAGTTATACAGTGTTGTGATAACAGATACCTTAAACTTCTTCACTGTCCAGTCCCTTAACAAAATGACCATATGTATTTTTGTAATCTTGAAAATTCTCTTCATTTAATATATTATTATACTTTTGTGCTAATGGATGTCCACCATACCAGTGAATTCCAATGCATTCATTAGGAACAGAAGTGTGTTCTATTTCAAAAACATGCTTCATTTGGGAAGATGTCCAAGGATATACTAATTTCATCGGAATATTATAAAAAGATACATCTTCATAATGGTCTATCATAGCTTTAAAACTAGTTGACCAGTTAGGCTTACTACTTTTATCATACTTTCCACACAAAGAATATAAAGAAATAACTCCAGCAGACTGATACCCGTGAGGAGAATACCTCTTAAAAGTATGCTCATAGAGATCACTAAAAAATCTATTGTTACCTGAAGATCCAAGTAAGCCAATTGAAAAATATCCATGATGGCAAATTACTGTATCAAAGTTTTTACATTTTTGATAAAAATCATCAAAAGGTTTAACATAAAGAATATCCAAATCAGAGTAGAATCCTCCGGCATTCGCCATTTGTTGCCACTTGAAAAAATTACTTTTGTGAGAGGCTCCCGTAGTATCTGAAGTAGCTTTCTCCCTATCTTCAAGTTTCCATGTGCGGATATCTATACCTAGATCTTCTATATTCCTAAAATTGTCTCGTCCAGAAAAATTATGAAAATCTTGTTGTTCTGAACTTCCCCAGGTTTTAGTAGAAACCTTATTTGGTTCTGATAAAAACAGAGTTATTTTCCAACTAGGATTCAATTTTCTAAACGAGTATAATGTCATGAAACGCAGCCAAGACATTTCTTTATTCGCCCAAAAAAACATCATGTGTTTTGGGATCATGTTACGTTAGCCCTCCATCCAGTTTCTTTCAGGGTCACTGTATGATAAAGTTTTCTATTCCTTTGTAAAGCAGTTGATTTGCAAATTCGGCTGTCTACAATAACGGGATGAAATTGATGAACAGCATAAGTTTTGGGCTCTGGGGGTACAATCCTAACTAATAATCCTTTTCTTTTAATTCTAGTTAGCAATTCATTATCATCATAACTATAACCTGAACGATAACGTTCATCAAAACCTCCTAGTTCATCAACATTTTTCTTAGTCATAGCCGAACAAAAATGGTATGCACAAGGACGAACTGTAGGGTGGTTATACCAACCAAGAAAATGAGATATAACTACATGCGATTTCATACACGGTTCAACAACAGCTGCAATTTTATCTACGTAATCTGGAATATCACTATCAATTTTATGGAGTTGAGCAGTAATAGAAGCGTTAATTGAATAACAAGAAAATGTAAGATAATTGTTGTCATCCAAGTTACTAACCACGTACGAAATTACGTCACCAATATGCAAACATTCCGGATTTTGAATAAGTATAA